CCCAAGCGAATCACAGCAAGGGATTACAGAAATGTAACCCCTTTTTTCTTATTATCAGCATATTATGTAATTATCAATGACTTATACGAACAAACGCGGTTCTATATTTGTTTCATTTTAGTTCACTATATTTCATTGTATTTCATGAAATGTGCAACAAATGTGATACCCTTGTGTGATACCAAATCTTTTAAATTATGAAGTACCCAACAGCAAGATTTGTGTTTGACCGGAAACACACAGCAAGCAAGACAACAAAAGGAACCGTTCAGATAGAAATATTATTTGAACGGAAAAGAAAATGGATTAGTACAGGCGTTAGGCTATATTCCGACCAATGGAGCGAAAAAAACAAAGTCAAGAATACAGTTCAGTCCATAGACCTGAACGAAAGACTCGATGCGCAGATACAGAATATAAACGAATTTATCAACTCCCTTATAAAGAATAAGGAACCTTTCAACTTTGAAAAGCTGGAGCATTTCCTAAAGTATTCACAGCAAAAAGAAAGTTTTCTTGACTTCATAAAGCGCCGGGTAAGCGAAAGAACAGATTTAAGAAAGGGAACTTTAAACACCCATGCCACATTAATTAACTCTCTGGAAGAATTTGGTAGAATCGTTTATTTTTCCGACATAACAACGGCCAACATAATGTATTATGACGATTTCCTACATAAGAAATATAATAAACAGACCACCGTTCATGGCTATCATAAACGCTTGAAAAGATATATAAACGAAGCTATTAAATATGAGCTATTAAAAGACAACCCATATAATAGGCTCAAATTTGACCGTGGAAAAAGCGAAGGGATAAAATACCTTACCATAGACCAAATAAAGCAAATACAGAACTTAGAAATAACATCAGAAAGCATCAGTAAGGTTAGGGACTTATTCGTCTTCCAATGCTTCACCGGTCTGTCTTATGCAGATTTGTCCAAATTCGATTTCTGCGGAGTAATCAAGAAAGGAAGCAAATTTTTTATTAGAGATATTAGAATAAAAACAGAAGAAGAATACTTTCTTATGCTCCTAAAACCCGCAATGGAAATATTGAGAAAATACGACTTCAAGCTACCGATAATAAGCAATTACCAATATAATTTAAGGTTGAAAGTCGTTCAGGAAATTGCAAGGATAAAGCAAAGCCTTCATTCCCACATGGCAAGACACAGTTTTGCGGTAATGGCTCTAAATATGGGCGTATCAATCGAAAACCTTGCCAAAATGATGGGACATACAGATATAAAGACAACCCAGATATACGCGAAGGTGCTAAACAAGTCCGTGCAGGAAGAATTTGAAAAGATGGATAGCAAGTTATAACCCAAACAACCCAGTGGGTTAAATTCAACCCAAAACAACCCAAAACAAGCGCAACAACCCACTGGGTTATAAAATCATTCTCGCCCTTCAATAAATTCTTTTAATCTGTACAGTCTGTCAATTGACGGGTTATAAAACGGGTCGGGGAAATGCTGGTTTATATCGTGTATATTCGCCTGTACGTATTTCTTGACATCGAATATATTCTCCGACTCGCTCAACTCTATTTGAGCAGGTAATTGAGCCGTTAAAGCCCAATGAACAATAGCCTTTACACTATCTTCGTCGTATGCGTATTTACTTTCTTGTGCCATAAAATATTTATGTATATATAAAATCAGGTGCAAATCTATTTAAACCCGTTGAAATATCCCATTATTTTATCTGATAATTCACGCAGCCCGCAGCATATATACGTTTCGGTCATCGTTACACTGGAATGCCCTAACATCCGGCTGATAGAATACAAGTCCGCACCTCTTAAATATAAGTTGGTTGCGCAAGACTTCCGGGCGGAATGCGAAGAAATAAATTCCCACTTTTCACCGGTTATATATTCGCCCGCCTGGTACAGCTTGATACGCTTGCTTATCCCGCATCGCCGGCATATACTTCTTATTGTGTCGTTAAAGGTTACATCCGAAACCTTTCGTTCATTGATACCGTATTCCCGGTTTTCTTTCAATATCCGGAGCACAGCAGGAGCCGCTGGTATCTCCGCTTTAATCTTGGTTTTCCGTGAAACATATATCAGTCTTCCATCTACTATGTTGTCCTCTGTAAATTCTATATAATCCGAATGTCTGGCGCCTGTAAGGCAACCGAGCAAAAAGCAGTTTTTTACAGCGCGTTCCGTTTCATTAATCGGATTATACGCCAATAACGTTTTTATCTCGTCATCCGTTAGCCACGTACTTTGCGTAGCGTCCTTTTTTAAGGTCAATATAGCCTCAAAACCTTTTGGAAAAGAATACATATCGCTGTACAGGTTAAGAATTGATTTAAGCATAGCGCAATAGGTTTTAGCGCTATTGGTGGCTACTCTTTCATTAAGAGCCTGAACAAAGTTGTACAACCTCGGTTTTGTTATGCTGTCGAATGTACATTCCACTTCGTTAACCTCTTCATACACCCGCAACACTTTTCCGTATTGCGGGTATTTCTTCAAAAACACTTCCTTTAAAGTCTCCATATTATTCGCCTGATTTATTATCTTTTGTTTTTCCTATCGCCATAGCGATTCCTATTAAAGCGGATATAATAACCAACGCCGGGCTAATGTTCCATAATATCACTATCAAGACAATTGCCCAAAGAATAAAACCTAAACACATGATTTGCCCTCCTTATTTTAAAATACATGATTCTTTTTCTTTAGCATATGCAAATATAACATTTTTGCGTCTATCTGTCATTTGTTCAAATGATACGGTTACAATGTTCCCGGCAACTAACAAGTTGCGTAAAATGTTGTCTAATTCCTTACGTTTCATTGTCTTTATTTTATTGGTTTATAATAGTTCCCGGCGGCGGTGTCGCTCCGCTTGCTATCCTCCACGCCGGAATAATTATAATTATAATTATAGTATTCCTAGCTCCTTATGTATGTAAGTAATAAATTTCGATACGTTTTCAATTGTAGGCACCAGATGGAAAAACAAATTATTTTTGCCTTTTGTGTATTCGCACCCGGATTTTATCACATCGTTGGAATACCCGTACAATCCCATTCCGTAATACAAATATTCCGCCTCCATATAATCGCATTCGTTGCCCGTATTCATTTGTGAAATAATTCGTTTTGCATCGTTTATTACTGTAGTATCCATATCCTTAAAATTTATCTGATTCATCATTTATAAATTCCTTTATTCTCTCTATATCGGTACCGCTGATAAACAACACAGTACCGAATAACAATAACATAACAAAGAACATACATTTATACGAATTGGTCTAACTCTTTTTCAAGCTCCGCCCGGTCGATTTCTGGGAACAGTTCTAAAACCAAATTCAAGGCCCCGCAATAGTCACACCCGTATTCCTCTGTATCCATCAACCGCAACACCATTGTACACGGAATACTTTTGATACTACCAAATCCCGGATTATATATTTTTGTATTAAGTAATTCGCGTTCATTTATAACAATATCGTTAGCCTTCATATTCTTTTCCTCCATCAATTGATTAATAAATAACATACGCTATATGAACCGCTTTTTTTGCTGATACATTAGGGTACACCCGTTTAATGTAGTCGTAGTTCTTTGTGATAATTTCGCTTGCCTCCTGCTTGTTGTGTCCAACACTCGCAGCCACTTCGATTAACTTTTCCAATGAATGAAATTCTTTTGCTTTCATAATACTATAGTTTAAATCGTTAATAATTCAACATTATAGCGTGTACACATAACCAATACAACACGATAACAGAAGCCTAACGCAATAAGACTAAAACGTATTTGTATCAAGTATATAAATAAATGGAAGAATATTTGCAGGTGAGAAATTAAAGAAGTACTTTTGTCTCCAGTCTGGGGGGTACTTCTTTAAGTATTCCCAACCTACGAGGGTCTTAACATTGCCGTGTTAAGGCTCTCTTTTTTATTCCAACACTTAATAACACGCCTGTAAGAACAAGAACCTTATATCTATCTCTTTCTTACATTACAAAGATACGAATTATTTTGTAAACAGCAAAGAATATTGCAAAATATTTTCATAAAATAATCATATTACAAAACACACAATAAATATAATACAATACACTATATATCAAATATTTATAACATAAAATACAACCACGAGAATATGTAAATATATAATACCAAAACAAGCACAATAAACACTTTAAACAAAATAGAAATAACCTATATTAATAATAAAACATATAGATAATATAAATATATACAGATTCTTGACGGAGCGCCTATAGTAATAGATTTATCTATATTATAACATGCGCATATAGACAATACAAATAAGCGTAGGGCGCTAACGGGATACAACGGATAATATATGTTATCTATTTTTATATATGCGTGATATAGATTTTATTTATTAGCCGTATTGGGTGTCTTCGGCTACGCCGTGATAGCCTTTACTTTATGTCCAGGACTGGCGAGCAACAACAATGTAAACAAACACAAACTTTATATTATATGTATAATGTAAACCGCAGACCGCTATTATACAACAAAATACATTGCAAACACCCTGCAAAGAGCCACCCCCCCCTTTTTTATTTTTGTAAGGAAATCGGCGTAGTCACCTCACCTAAAAATTTTTTATTTTCTCCATTTTCCACCAATTTGTAATGATATTTTACAGCAAGTCAACCATTGTATTTTTACATTTTTGCACTATATGGACGATTATCGGGTAATTTTCTATGTTTTAACGCATATTAATTAGAAAATTTACTTGTTTTATAATCAGATAGTTGTATATTTGCATAATGAAGATAAAGAACATAGATATATGTATTTAGCCTTTACAGATAAAAGAAAAAAGGTTATTTTCATAAAATGCGCCTATAGGAGCATGCGTTATGTTCTTTTAAACACAAAATGAGCGACTTACAATGAATAGAAGGGAATTAAAGGATTATGTGCTCGGTCTGCTGTCGCAACATTGCGACGAATACGCCTCTACATTCAGGGATATATCTTTGGTTACAAGCAATCCGGAACGTACAGACAGATACGGCAGGCGTCTTGAGGAGTTGTTCCGGGAGGGGTATGGTGTTGTAACGAAAGACATTGCCGATTACCGTGTTCCGCTGTATGTTTTTACGGGAAAGATATACGAGTACATGGACTACAATGTGCTCTATGATGCCGTAGACAGGTGGCTTGAGAAAATGGGTGTTGCCGCCCGTGACCGAACTAATAAGATTATGTATTCTTACATGAACCGGATAATAAATGTCATTAGAGACCATGAGCTGCAACCCGACCTTAGCATTATGTGCTTCACTAATTGCGTGGTTGACATGAATACTTTAAAGACTTACCCGCACTCTCCTAAGTTTGACTGCGTAAAGATGTATCCTTTCAAATATGACAGAAAGGAAATATTCAACTGTCCTACCTGGAGAAGCTTTCTTGGAGAAAGCTGGATACCTACGGAAGAGTTGGACGGCGTATTGCCGGAAAAGCACAAGCGCAGGATATTGCAGATGTTCCTCGGTGCTTGCCTTGTCAATAGGGAAAATATAAGCTTTGAATATTTCCTTATATTGCAAGGTACTGGTGCAAACGGTAAAAGTGTTATTTACCGGGTTCTGAAGGATATGTTTGGAGAAGATGAAATACTAAACATAAAGATGAGCCAGTTTGCAAGAGGTGGGGATGAGCAGCTGCGTGCCGCCTACTCTATGTCAAGGAAAAGGCTTATGTACTGTACGGAAAGCAACCGGGGTGATTTCAAGGACATGAGCATCATCAAGGCAATATCCAGCGGAGAGCCGATTGCCTGCCGGGGAATAGGCGGGAATATCACAATGATGCAGAGACCTCCTATTATGCTGTGCAACTCCAATTACCGTTGGCAGCCGAAAGATTTCCTGAACCGTGACGATCCTGACGACGAGAGTATGCAGCGCCGCGCCCTGGTGCTGAACTTTGACAAGACAATACCGGTGGAAAAGAGAGACACCATGCTCGCAGAAAGAATGAAAGCGGAACATGCCGGTATAATGGCTTGGATTGTGAAAGGGCTGTGCGAACTTAAAAAGAACAATTGGCGGATGCCTGAGAACTTGGGCGGGAAGATTGATTTGAAACTGGAACGGATACGGTCGAGCGTTACGGGAAAGGATGGGAAACTTGTGGACGGGAGTATTTCGGAATATTTCAAATATAAAGAGTGCCAGCCGGAAGAATTTGAAGGGAGCGGTTCCATAGAGCTGACATCCTCGGATATATACAAGAACTATGAACGGTTTTGTAAAAAGAACGGGGTCATCCCGGTTTCGCAAAGGAAGTTGGGCATTGACATGCTTTCACTCGGATACGTACGGGAAAAACGTGCAGATAAGGGATACAGCAATGTCTATACGCTGTGGTGTGGCAACGAGGATATTGTAAATAACTTCATGAGACACGTTCCCAATATTGCGGAAGAGGCAAAGACAGGGCTGTTTGAAGGCTGGGAATATTCGGACGATGATTTCTTGAATGAAGATTAAAAGATTTACTTAATTAAATATTATAAACTATGGATTTCGGAAAGACGCAAATCGGAAACATGACCTTTGTCAAGTACAAGAAAGGTGATTTGCCTTTTATTAAGGTATCAACAGTAAGCGGAGATTTCTCCGTTGAATATGGGGCGGGAAGCATGATGTTTATGTTGCTGGATAATACTCCTATGGAAGATAAGGTCGACAATCTGCCAATGCTTATAGTGCGCAACGTCCAGTATGTGGCTAACTGCATTGATGTAGGGCTACATGTGGATGTATTAAAGGCAATCGGGAGCGCCCTTGACCGTGCGGATTCTAAGCCTATATCTGACGAAGAAGACGCTAAGATTATTGAAGAGGAAAGGCAGATGTATGAAATGAAAAAAGAAATGGGAAAAGACGAACAAGATAAGAAAGGTAAAAGCCCTGAAAGTGAAGATTAAGAAAGATTTCAAATACATGGTAAAACTGACAGTTAAACTTTAAAATTATAGTTATTATGATTGATGTTAGGGAATTAAGGATTGGTAATGTCTTTAAAACTTCTGATTGTGAAAATTTCAGGGTTGGTGAAATATATAAAAAAGAAGATGGGCTTTACTGCACTGAAAACGACATAGACTGTAACGAGAGTTTCTTATATGGGGTTGTTGAGGATTTACAACCAATTCCTCTTACGGAAGAATTGTTAGTGAAGTGCGGAATGAATGAATGTGACGATGCTTGCTTTGTCCGATATGCTTATCGTAATGGTAAATTCAAAATGAACATTATGATTTGCGGACTAAAGAAATACATTCTATCTATTAATGACATCGAAAATAGATGCCAAATCTGTAATGTAGAGGTGAAATACCTTCATCAGCTTCAAAACATATATTTCGATTTGACCGGGAAAGAACTGGAGGTAAACTTATGAATAAGAAAATGGAGAAAGAAACTGATAAATAAACCATATTAACATTTAGACATTATGAAAAAGTTTGTTATTTTACCAATTATCGCATTTATATTATTGACTATTGGATGCTTTATTGCATTGCCATATTATAATGTTTGGGAACAAGAGATGTCTGGTAAGGCTGAATTTGCTAAAGCAGAACAAAACCGCAAAATAAAAATTGAAGAAGCAAAAGCCAACTTAGAGGCTGAAAAACTAAATGCCCAAGCAGAAATAGAACGAGCTAAAGGGGCAGCAGAAGCTATTAAAATAGAAAATGGGAGCATAACCCCTACATACATCCAATACTTATGGGTACGCCAGCAAGCCAATCTTAATGACAAAACTGTAATATATATACCAACAGAAACAAATCTACCTATTCTTGAAGCCAATAGGAATAAATAGAAATATAATAAAGCCGGGAATTATCCACCGGCTTTCTTTTTAGCGGCAAGATACAAGGAGCAATTATTGCATGAAAGTGGCAGATAGAAATGCACAGTGGTGTCCTCTTCCTTTATTTCGTCCTTTTTGATTTGCGTAATGTCTGCTATCATTTTAGTAAGGTCTATCCATTCCTTGCATCCCTCTTTCCCGTCATATTTCTTACGGGCAGCGATAAGTTTACGAAGTTGATTTTCTTTTGATAGCTCGGAAGCAATATCTTCCTCACTAATACCATCTACCGATATATCATCCTCTTTCTCGCTCTCTTTTTGCCTGCGTTTAATCTTTCTGCTTGCAGAGGTCAAATAGTCCATGAAGTCTTTATCGTCGGACAAAAGGGTATTCATGTTCTTCTTGTTTATCTCCAGGTTATATACCGGATTGTAAAGACCGGAAATAAGATAGGCGTCCTTGTCTTTCCACCCTAATGCTAAAAGGTCGGCAAAAGCCTTCTCCTTTATACTGATTCCCGCTTTTCTGCATTCAGAACCCAATCCTTTGCTGAATGTTATTTTTTCTTCCTTCCCTCTCAACATATTATTATGATTTTTAATTATACAAACACAAAATAGCAGCAGCATCTTATATGCCACTGGTTCTGATAGTCGGATATGGGATGATAGCCAACCATGCTGTCGCAATAAGAGCATGGGTAACTGCTCCCACGGTACGAATAAAAGCCCGTATATCCTTTATCCTTATGTTCAAGCCCCCAAAACAACATCCATGCAGAACCTACGGCGAAGCGGGTAAGGGTATTTAACGAGTTGTAAGCGGAATTAGACTTCCCTACCCCATAACTCACACCATCTGTTTTAATACGTGTGGCAGCAGCCCCGCCATTATAGACCGCCCGCTTAAAATAAGGATTGGTATAAGGTGAATTAAGATAAGACTTTACACTACCCTTTATTTTATCTTTCCCGATTCCGGCTATCAGACCGGCTGCAATGGCAGCTTCCACTTCATACTGAAATCGGTTGCAATAAATGCTGATACGCTCTGATAATGTCTTCCCGTGGTCTTCCCTGTTTATAAAATCTACAATTGCATCTCTTTCCTCCTTTCTGTCATATACAGAAAGAGTTTCCGTGTAATCGTAAATTAACTCACGCAACTTACGGAGTACTCCGCTTACGTCCCGCTTTAAATTCTCATTTGCAGAGAACCGGAACATTGCAGGCTGAATATCATACTTGAATGATATATCTATAATCTCTTTTGCCGCTTGTACAAGAAGCTCCTCCAAATGACTTTGCATAGATATTTCAGCCTGCAAACGTAATTTTATGAAATCCTTGGCATCCTGTATCTGTTTTTTTGTAGGTTGCTTCATAACTTGTCGTCTCCTGCCGGATTATGTTCAACTTCATTATCTGTGACGGATGCTTGCCGGGATTTCAATTCATAAAGAAGGTCAGCCTGCTGCTCTTCCTTCTTTTCTTTTATAATCCTATCCCAGTCACGAGGATTACTGTACATCTGAATTTGCTCATTTGCAGTCTGCCGGGACAAGAACCCGTTTTGAACAGCAACTGCAAGATTTTGTACAAGTTCAGATTCATTTAGATGTATATACGGCTTTATCCAAGCATATACGTTCAAATTTTGCAAGTCGATAAGATTTTCGGTTTCCACCCCATAGCCATAAGTAAATATCTTCACCATATCATCAATGAGATGGTTGTACTCCTGCGCATCTTTCATGGCATTCTCAAAAGCAGGAGAATAAAGCAGCTTTATGGCTACACCTGGAAGGTCCCCGCTTCTTACTTCCGGTGGAATAACCGCAAAAGACTGTTCATAGATTAATTTGTATAAAGTGTCAAGCTGCTTGGTAAAAGCGGTGGAAACATCTTGCTTGTTAAGATAACCGGCTTCATCATCCGGTCCCATTGATATACACTTTATAGTGCCATCAATCCCGCCCTCTATATTAATACTATCTCCCTCTCCTTTGAAATACATAATCGGGAAGGCGTAAGCTGTATTGTTTTGTGACAATTGCGAAAAAGCAAGTTCATATTGCTCTATGCTGTCTTGTGAAGGGGACCAACAAGCGCCGGCTTCATTTCTGTGATAAGCCACTGGAATAAATGTAAAGCCATGCTCCTGAGAAGATACAAGTTCGTATCCGCTTAATCCAAACAAGTTCTTTATCACTTGCTTTATTTTGCTGTACGCCCCTTTTCCTTTTCTAAAGCGACGGAGATATTTCTCATCCCAAACTTCAAGCCAGTCTGTAACTGTATTTCCATTATTGTCAAAATCGGAATAGGAACGGGCAAACAATGTAAGCTCCCCTGTAACATTATCGAAATGGGGATATAACGTATCTCCTTTCTCAAAAGAAAGTACTTTCCAATAGAAAATTCCCTTTCGGAGATAACCTACAAATGCTGTGTCCCCCGTTATCTTTACGGATTTTGCCGCTTCATACCATGCTATCTCCATGTCCTTTACAGCCCATCCGGTTCGAAACTTAAAAAATGTATCCTTTACTTTTTCATTTTCGGTATCCCCTTCCAACTCAAATTGAATGTCGTTTCCACAAAGATGAACCAGGTGTTTGATTGTTATAATCCTCTGAAACGCAAAAGCACATCTGATAACGGACTCTCTAAACCACTCTTTTGTTTCAGGGTCTTGTCTTAATCTGTCCGGATATACCAATGGGTCATTTATAGCATGTCCGGACGGCTCAAATTCCCTCAAAAAATCCATTTGAGTTATTATCTGATATGTCGGATTGTCTAAAGGCTCATTAACGGACAAGCTGCCAGATATAACCCCTACTGCTTGTTTGTATCCATTTGGCAATATTCTCCGAAACGGACGGCGTACCATAATCTGTCGTGTACTTATATTCTCCATAATCCTTTTGGTTTAGTGTGTTGTTTTCTTATATCAAAAATCTGTCTGTAAATCATAGCCTCTATAAAGTCGGGAGAATGGCCGACGTACTTTTTCATCACTTCCTTTTTAATTAAAGAGAAGCCTTTATCTGTGTCTGCATCCCGGATGGCTTTGCGTTCTTTCATCAGGATATTATAAAGTGTCATATCCGAATATCCGTTTCCTGAAAACTTACGCGACAACAAATCGGGGTTAATCGAAATTTCATCATTCTTAATCTTCTTAACGAGAATATCAGCGCATTGTGATTTCAAGGAAGAATAAATATATTTGATTGACTTTTCATCAGCCTTTGCCATCGGAATTGGAGCTGCCATATTATTAAACTTGACCGCGTCTGGGAATTTGCCCTTAAAATCCTGTCCAGGCCCATTCAAGTCAAAAACAAAGTCCTTCTCCAGGACTCCCCATTCACGCAACTTATATGCGACGCACTCTTCCGTCCGCTTGGAGTTATCCCGGCTTACATATACGTCCTCGATATGGTTCCCAATCCAAAACCATAGAACAAGATTGTCTCCGCCTTCATACGCAATATCACATGACACCCTTCTCTTATTATCTCCATATTGGGCGGAGTTGTTGAAGAAACGCTCCATGTGTTCGATTTTAAGAATATCGTCTCCGGCCGCTTTAAAATTCCAATTTCCTTCGAGGTCGCGAGCGCGGGATTCTTCATCCTGCTGGGCAAGATTAGCCGCATAATTTGAGTCAGCCTCAATCAATTTGATATTATCCTCCAAACGTGCCCGTATAAAGACGACTGACTTGACAAACATTGTTTTCTTATTAAATCCCAATTTTTTGTAAGCATCATTCCAAAGAGGGTCTATGATGGATTTACATTGTTCATATACCTCTTCTGGCGTGTCTCCCCAAAATATATTATTGGGAGAATCTCCATCCATAAAACAATATCTTTTCTTTCCATCGCGTTCTGGTATAGGATTCCCATCCTCTCCTATCCACCAATCTATAAAAACGCGCACCCAGCTATCCGGATCCGGATTACAAGTACCCCAAAAACGGTTTTTAATACCATAAGCGTTACGGTTGCAAGTGATAAGGTATTTAAACTTGTCATAAGAACAATGGGTTATTTCGTCTATACCGATATAACAGAACTGTTTACCTTGAAAGCGCTTCTTGAAATCCTCAAAATTATCAGCAAAATAAGAAAACCACAGTTTTCCCGCGTTTTCTCCAAAATTCCAAGTCATATCCGATATAGAACGGTTATAATTTCCAAATTGGGAGTAAATAAGATACGACGTGTTAATCATATCTCTAAGGTCATCTTTCTCGTTACGCAGAAGAACGGCATTAAAACGTGGATTTTTAATGTCTGGCAAGGATTCCATTAATAAAGTAAATGTTTTTGAACCGCCACGATTTCCTCCCATAATAACAATGTCAGCATCGGAAGCTAATGAGTTCTCCTGCCCTCCGGATTGAGCTATAACATTGAAATCATTTTTCAAATTACGCAACCTGTCTATGTATTCATAACTGAATACACCCTCTCCCTTTTTCGTATATACAATCTTGTCGTGTTCCATAAAAAAAATAAGCCGGCGTATGCAGTATAAATCCGCACACTCCGGCTTGAATCACAGCTCTATGAGTTATATATAATGCAAATATACGATTTATTATAAATTTTCTAATATTTATCATATAAAAATACACATAAAGCATTGTATTTTAGAAAATATACTATATATTTGCAATACTAAATCATGTGATATGATAAAGATAGACGCTAAGCTGGATGAAAAACAGACCAGCGAAAAAGGGAATTTTGTAACATGTCCGGTGTGCGGGCAAAAGTTGACCGATGTAAAAATAATACACGGTAGCGTATTGTTTAGGACTGTATGCCGAAGATGTCGTAATTTTATCAGCGTCAGAATAGAAGAATAGCAATTTTACATATGCAAGCCTAAGAGCTTATTAGTGCACAAAGCACTGATAGGCTCTTTTTTTTATAACACAAACTAAATAACACGATGGAGAAAGAACAAATCTTATCCGAACTGACGACCAGATTAGGACAAACCAGTCTTTCGTCACAGACATTAATGAAGTACATAGAATTGAATCCGGTAGCGGAAGGAATGGAGCCTGATGACGTTTATTATAGCAAGGCAACATCCTTTCTTCAAGGGATGCAGGGACAGTACAACCACGATGTCGCAACACAAGTTGAGAGTTTTAAGAAAAACTACAAACCTCAACAGAGTTCTCCTGACTCAGGAGAAGGAGCAGGAGACAACGTCCTTGCCGACAAGCTAAAGGAAATGGAAAATGAGATTTTGCTTTTGAAGGAAGAGAGGGAGGCGGAGAAAAACGCCGCGTCAATCCATGACTTAAAAGTCCAGTCTATGGACTTGTTGAAATCTCAAATTGAAAACGGGGGCAAAAATATCTGTAACGATGAAATCCTGAATATCGCCATATCAGACGTGAAAATCACCAAAGATATGGAAGTGGAAGAAATTGTCAGTTGCGCCAAACGCAATTATGAAAAAAGATACAAGGCGATTTTCGGAAATGGCGCTTCCCCAAGTATCAACCAATATGCAGAAACCGGAGAAGAACAGGCAAAAAGCCGCCGTGAAGCATTCAAAGACCGGCTAAGAGCGCAAGGGAAACTTCCTCGAAAACAATAAACACATTAAAACAGACAAAGAATGAGACAATTAGGAACTTTCAACACTATCAGTCAATCCCGGTCGGGATTTGGCGGAAATTTTCCTGTTTGGTCAAGAGTAAGAGAATTATATCAGGGTGGTGGTATGATTGATGTCGCCGGAATGGGATTAAAGCCTGGTGATATTATACATGCCGGCACAATGGTAAAATTCAATGGAGCAGGCAAACAGGTAGAGGTAATTACAGCAGATGGAGTGACTGGTGTAAAGACAGTAGTGACGCTTACTATCACTAAAAAGGCATCCGGAAACGGGGATTTGTCTATTGTGTTAGGCGGGAAAAGCTATTCGGTTGCCGTAACAAGCGCATCAGAAAGTACCCCAGAACTGGTAGCTACCAAAATCGAAGGAGCAAAATCTTCTTTTGCAGAATGGGATGTAAAACGTAGTGGGGCTACTGTGACTTTCACGCAAAAAACCGCTGCCCAACTTTACGCGTACATGTTTATTCCAGGAAATACCGGAGTAACGGGAGATATTGAGGAAACTGTCAAAGGAGTTCCCGCCGGCGGAAAGCTAACCGATGTCAACGGCCTTGTATTTGAAGACGTATGTATCCCTGAAGGCTGTATCCTTGCAACATGCGCAGTTGTACGCGCAGGCAGAATTTATGCAGACAGGGTGTTCGGTGGTGGCATTCCCAAATCGGTAGAAGCACAGCTGCCTATGATTGAATTTGTGCGTGAATCTGACGAATAAAGAAAGGAGAATAATATGTACACAAGAAACAAAGAATTTTACGACATTGTAGGGAAAGGTCTTGCAGCATTGGGATATACTGGGAATAAACCGCTGGAAGCATGGATTAATGACATGTTTGCCGAAAAATACAATGCGGAACAAACGTTCTCCCAAATGGGTTTCCCGTTAAATCCTAATATTCCTCTGAATCCCACATATGAGCAGATAGAAGCAACAGTCCGTGCATACACGCTGGCTACCTATGTGGATATTGACAGTGATGGTGCAACCAAATCTACAGACGGAATTTCCCTGCAAATGGGTGGATTGCCAACCTTCAAGCATGAGATTGTACTGAGCCGCAAAATCCTAAGAGAAAAAATGATGCTGATGGATGCCATTGGCGGTACCACTCCGGAAATTGAGTCTACAATAATGGAGCTTCTGTTTAATGGAGTGGACAGCTTACTTGGTGGTAACTACAATACATTCCTATACCAGCGAAATCAGGTTGTATCCAACAAAGGTAAGCTAATCATTGACGCAGCTAACAACCCGCTTGGCATTGCATTGACTATAGATTTCGGCGTGCCTAAAAAGAATATCAAGGATTCTATCTGGTATAAGAAGCCGGAAAGCGAAGCGGTGCAGGAAGAAGCTTTGGGTACTACAATAGACCCGATAAAAGTCATGAGGCAAGTCAGACGCGATTCCCAAGAAAAGGATTTTGCGCCTGCTGGTCACTGGGAATGCTCCAAGACAACCTTTGAGGATTTGATTAACCTTCCGTATTTCCGCCAAATGTACACAGTTGCGACACGCCCGGATATTTCCGATAAAGGCATGCAGTTGGCATTTGCCAATCTTGTCCCCGACGAAACAATCAAAGCCTTCATTGAAGCACGTATCGGTGCTGAAATCAGAATTGTCGATTCAATATCCGTAGTGGAAAAATATGACAAATCTTCCAAAGCTATACAATACAAGAATTTGCAAAGTTTTGAAGAGGGGGTATTGGCGTATGTTCCAAATGAAGACCTGGGTGATGTACAATGCGGACGTCCTATTTTCATGGAAACACCGGGCGCCCGTACGGCATTGTATGACGGCGGCCGCACTCTGATACGTCAGGTATTCAATGATGAAACCATGACGCAGGTAATCAAATCAGAAGTGACCGGATTGGTTGTTCCTAATAAGGTTCGCTGGTTCTACTACTTGAACATTAAGGGTAAATAGCCATGAAGGATTCTCAAAATACAAATACTGGCACTACCATAGAGGAATATCTCCGTGGTTGTGTCGGTTTTGAAGTTACGGACAGTGCTATTTCCACCATACTGATTGACAGGGGAATTGCACCGGGGACGGATGTCAGCACGTTGGAAAAACGCCAGAAAGACTTGTGCCGGGCAGACCTTTATATGTGGTGCGCAAGTACACCGAGCGTAACTGGAAGCGTAGAGGATGCCAACGGTGTATGGAAGCACAAGGAGGGTGGTACACAAAGCTCTGCCTATGACAAACGCAACCTTCGGCAAATGGCAAATGATATATACGCATTGTATGGAGAGAACGTCCGTAAATCATCAGTCAGAATTGTCAACTTGGGTATGAACATGAATAAAAGGTATCCGCTATGAAAGTAAATAATCCACGTTTTCCGCATACATGCAAAGTGTATCGTATTTCCGGAGAGACATCTTTTGACGAAGGGAACGAGACCGTATTGTATGTAGGGAAATGCAACAAGTACGGAAGCACAAGTCTTAGGACATTTACAAAAAGTAATGTCATAAAGAGTGATTATGCAATAGACATTCCTGGACTTGTGAAGGGTATCATTGCGGGAGACCTTGTGGATGTTACCGATTACGGAGGAAGTTTTGAATCATGCATAGTAACGGATTGTTACCCTACGGAAATGGGAACAACGCTGTATTTCAATCTGGCTAAGAATTAGGGAAATGGGAGATAATGCTAAAGTCTTGGAAGAAGGCAAAAAAAAGATGAGAAATATCATTGATGAATATTTGCTGGATAGAATAACAGAAATCGGAATCAGACTTCTGCAAGACGGAGTAGTATCAGCCAAGTACCATAATGTAACCGGAAATACTCTAACTTCATTAGCTGTTGGAATTTATTATAGAGGTGGATTATCTCGTATAATTACCGCCGTCGTGACACAAGGATTAAAAAATCCCACCCGCCCCAAGCTTAGCAGAGGAGACGGTATTGGCGTGATAATGGTCCAAAGTTACGAAAGTGGTAAGTTTATTCCCATAAAAAAATACAACTTGGTTGACACCAACGGGGAGTACGGTTTAACCACTTCTGTAAATTTCCTCAAAGCATATAAAACTCCAAGTGACGGCATAGGATTAGTGATGTGTACAGGTACGGAATATTCTAACTACTTGGAGTCAAAGAAGGGGTTAAATGTATTGTCAGATACATTTGATTACGCAGAAAGCATTGCTAAAATGACCTTTAAACCAATGAAATGATATGGGGTACGAACAGGATTTTAAATACAAAGACGCGCTTAAATCATTGTTTAACGCAGCAAAGACGGTAAGTGAGAATGTGTTCACAAATGACCGTCCCGCTGCTGTGCCTAAGCAAATGGATTATTTCATTGTGGTGTCATTGCCCGGCTTGTTGTCTTCCATGACCTATGGCAGCGGATTTGGAAATATCCGTACCTATTGCACCATTGAAGTGTATGTCAGACAGAAAAAGGGAGGTGCGGAAGACTTGGAACAAATGGACACTATTGTAGGAGATATTCTTTCCCTATTCCCTATCAGCGACAATTTCATAAGTGCCTCAAACCCCAAATTGACCTTGAAAGGAAATGACGGATTAGGGTTCAGCGCAACATTGATAAGGACTGACCTTGTGATAAAATAAACATAAAATAAAACGATTAAAACTATTTATTATGGCAATGAAAACAAAGCAGGAATTGAAAGATGTATTTAGCGGTCTTTCATCCATTATGTTGGTAAAGGGTGGCATTGCAAATTTTGCCACGGTAACTCCGGATTTTGATTTGCCCGTTACCGTAGATACCCTTTCCTTATCCCAAGCAGAACCGACATTAAACCGTACAAAGGTGCACGGTCTGCAAGCGGATTGGGCTGTCACCAGTACAGCAGGAGATATTACTTTCGCTGCTACCGTTCCAAGTGTAAGCAAGGAATTGGTAGAATATTTTCTTGGGAAAACCACTGAAATTGCGCAAGCGACTATCAACAACCAGCAATTCAAGGGATTCTCTGCTGTGCTAAACAGCAAGAAACTGAACGTAGGATTTGCGCTTATAAGTGACGACGGAGAAAAATGTCTGCTTGTAAAAAGAATGGCCGTTTACGCACGCCCCTTGTTTGAGAATGCGTCCACTACCCCATTCGCTTTTGCGCTTAGCGGAACTATTGAACTTGAAGATGGTGCTTCGTCCGGCTCCTCTTCCGAAGATAATATCGCTTTCTTGACAAAAAAAGCCGACTGACCGTAGCTCCAGCTTCCCTGTCTTTTACCAGCGCGGCAGATAATACAGGGAAAACCATTACCGCAACAACCAAGGAAAGCTCTGTCTCTGCTTCATCAACGGAAACATGGTGCAAAACCTCGGTTAGCGGGAAAGTGGTGACGGTCAAAGTCGACGAGAATAGCGGAGCAAAAAGGACTGCTACGGTCAGCGTATTCACCGCCAATGAGTTCAGTGCGGTGGAAGTTACCCAGGACGGTTCTTTGATTTAAAAATATGGCGGTGTGCGTTATTGCCGCCGCCTTCTCCTTTTTCACACATCACAACAACACAATATGAACGATAAAACAATAAACCAACCTACCACAGCAGAGCAGAAAACACTTGACGACGTGCTGGAGAACAGCATAGATTATATTACGATAAGAGGAAAAAAGTTCGGTATAAAATGGCTGCACCGTGGAACAATACGAAAATTAACCCATGTCTTACATTCCTGCAAAAGCGAGGATGAAGTTACTGCCAAATGTGCCTCTCTCATTATTCTGAATAATTGGTGGAAGATAAGACTTTTCCATTGGATATATTGGCGTATGCTATGGAAAAAGTACACAGACACAGAGTTAACCGATGTCGTTGTCATTGGTAAAAAAAAAGTGGAATTGCAGAAACTGGAATACTTGAATGCTACCATGTTCTTGACCGGAATGAGAGACACGATAATGACGATGACGAGAAAGGAAGCAGAACGTATCCTTCAAGAACTGCGGCAGGAGCAGCATTCGCAAACGGAGAAAAACACCCGGAACTGACACGTCCGTTAATTCTTCTTTGGGGAATGATTAATATCCCTAATTGGTATATGGATTGGGTATTGACATGCGCCCAATATGAACTTCTGATGTGTGACGCTCCGATTGTGGTATATGACAAAGTGGACGCAGAGAAGAAAACGCATACAGCCAAAGAAATGGAAGAATTAAAAAGGAAGTGGGAAACAAAGAGAAAAGAGCGGGAAATGAAAGGGCAAAGAATTTCCCTCAATGATTTTATAGTAAACGGTATTAACGCTATCCCCAAAGATACAAAACAAGAATAGATATGGCTGACCTCGGAAATTTGAATTTTGGCGTTCACTTGAAAGATTATACAGAACAAGAGTACGAAGCTATCAAGAAAAAGCTTGTGAATATGCACGCCACAACCAGTGCAAAGGTTGGATTAAAAGTAGATATAAAGGAGATTGAAGACAAGGTGGAAGCCTTGTTGAAAAACAAGACCTACAAGGTAAAACTTGATGTGGATAGCGAAAGCATAAAAAAACTCAAAGAAGCGTTTAAAGGACAAGGTATTGATACAAGCGAATTAAGAGCCATGAGGGGAGTTTCGCAGATAATCCGTGCAGATGCTTACGCCAGCTCTCAAAAAGCCCTTGAACAGCTTAGGATTGCCCGAATGCAGGCTGCAAAGGCTTCCGATACGCACAATGCGGCAATGAAGAGGACAAACACTACAATGTCTTCTCAATCACGGATAGCCGGAGAACTGAAAAATCAAATCGCCAATGTGTATTCCATATACACTTTAGAGCGTTTTGTAAGGGGATTATATACCATTGGCGGAGAGTTTCAGAAACAACGCATTGCCCTTACCTCCATTCTTGGAGACAGTATGAAGGCGGAAACCATATTCAATCGCATTAAGGATTTGGCGGTTGTCTCTCCGTTTCAGTTCAAAGAACTGGCTTCATACACCAAACAATTGTCCGCATACAGCATTCCGTATGAAGAGCTTTACGATACGACCAAACGACTTGCCGACATTTCCGCAGGTGTGGGTGTCGATATGGGACGTATCATATTGGCGTACGGGCAGGTGCGCAGTGCAGCTTTTCTCCGTGGGCAGGAATTGAGGCAGTTTACCGAGGCTGGTATTCCGTTGGTGGACGAGTTGGCGAAACGGTTTACTAAGCTTACGGGAGTAGTGACATCTGCCGGAGATGTATTTGACAAAATCAGCCGGAAGGAAGTAAGCTTCGGGATGGTGAAGGATGTCCTCTGGGATTTGACCAACGAGGGAGGCAAGTTCTACAACATGCAGGAGGCTCTTGCGGAAAGCCTTGCAGGCAAGTGGAGCAACTTGCAGGACGCTTGGGATGTGATGATGGCTGACATTGCGGAAGGCAATAGCGGTGTACTTTCAGATAGTTTAGAGCTGCTTACTGATTTAATGAAACATTGGGAGGCTGTCGCAGGTATACTTGGTATACTTGTAGGAATTTATGGCTCTTATAAAACGGCTGTGATAGCTGTAAATGTAGCACAAAAGTCTTCTTTTGCAATCAGTCAAATGCAAGCGTATTATACATGGTTAAACAAAGGAGTCAAAGTCACCAAAGCAGCCGCAGTAGCACAATGGGCACTTAACTCGGCAATGAAAGTCAATCCGTGGGTATTTTGGATAACCACATTAGGCGCTATAGTTACAACATTGACAGTATTCCAAGAAAAAGTTGAAACGGTTGCTGAAAAAACAAAAAAACTAAATATTGAGTTCTCAAAAAACATAGAGAAGATTAAAGAAGAGGAAAGTAAAGCTAAAGGATATATCTCTCGAATATTCGATAAAACAAACGGGATTGATGCTCAAAGAAGGGCATATCTAAACCTTCAAAAAATATATCCCTCTCTCTTTGAGAATATGAAATTTGAACAATTTCTTTTAGAAGGGGAATATCAAGCCATCCAAAAAGTGTTATCTGCATCAAAAGAAAGAGAAAAAGTAAAAAGCGCAGGACTTGTAATCGGTGCGACTAATAATAGAAATGAAGCTCAAAGAGAACTTAACAGATTGAAATCTCGCAGAGAATATTATCAATCACTGGACGGGTATGAGAATGTCATAGAGTCCTTAGATGAAGATATAAAAAAACAAGAAGAGGTTTTATCGCAAGCTCAAAAAACACTGAATGACGCATTAGAAAATTATTCAACTTACAAGATAAAGAAAGACGACAAGAATTCTGCATGGTTCAAGAAAGCGACCGAATTGTATGAAAAATTCGGTATAGAAAGGTTAAAGCCTGATGCAGAAGGCGGTCTGCAAAAATACATAGAAAATATAATCGGTGCTAATGAGGATGCGTCCTCTACTCTTAGCGAATGGACTAAAAAGGAAGGAGAATGGAATGAAGAAACTCGTAAAAGTATAGACAAAGCCAAGCTGTTAAAGAATGCCACAGATGAAATACTAAAAACATTCGGGCGTGTAACCAAAGAGACCCAAAACACGAAAGACCCTATCGCCGAACAATGGGAAGCCCGTACCGACCTCATAGACAAAGCCGTTTCCAGCTATGAGAAATGGAGAAAGATAGAAGGAGAAGAAGTCGCATCCCAAAGGGTGAAGGACATTTCTGAATTTGCCCCTATCTTTGATAAGAGCAGGGTCAATTTGGACTTAAAAGACCCAAGCAGGGCTTACAAATACATCCAAGGGCAGTTAGACCGGAGCAAAGAGAAGCAAGAAGATTTATACATTTCTCTTGGTGTCAAGATTGACAAGGCGGGAATTGACAGTGCAAAGCAAGAAGTTGATAATGCCTTAAAGGAGATAGAAAGGTATATCTCTGAATCTGGGAAGAAATGGGATTTATACAAACAATTATTTGACATAACTGGAAGTAGAGAGCAATCTATGAGCATTGCTTTCGGCGGAGAGATTGGTTTCGATAGTTTAATAGATGAATTAAAGGCTAAGCTAAGAAAAAAAACTGGGGCTTATTCTGACATGCCGGTGGATATAGTGCTTGGATTGGATGAAAAGGCAATTAGAGAAAAGTTTGGAAAATCAGCAAATGAGATTTTATCTCTGCAAAAAGAAATCAATGATAAAATTCAAGAAAAGAATGATTTTAGCCTGATTGATGAACAAAAAACTATAATGGAGTTTGCCTCTATTGAGAAAAAAATAGAGGCGGTAAAAGGCAAATATCAAGAACTAATTGATTCTGCAACAACCCAAGAAGGGAAAGAGGCGTATACTCAAAAAATGAACAAAGAGATACAAGAGTTAAATGACGAATCAATCAAGTTATTACCTCTTTGGCAGAAGCTCTTCGGAGATACCACTAATATGGGATATAACAATCTTCGTAGGCTGGTGAATGAAGCTAAAAAGTTCTCTGAATCGGCGATTGAACAAAAAGACCCGATAACCGGCAAAAGCCAATTTGAGCTAACGGACAATGATAACAAAAAACACATTTTATCATTAGAAGAATATCTTCGGCTTCTAAAACAAATAGAGAAAACGCAAAACGAACTAAACTCTCAAAATCCATTTCAAGGAGTTATTGACGGGTTTCAAAAACTTAAAGCAGCAGAGGGTGAAGAGGAGAAGCAAGACGCCTTAAAGGTGATTGGTAGCAATGCTAATGCAGCCGCACAAATGATACAAGGTGTCACCGAAGCATGGGCGAATATGTTCAGCGCATTCGGTAATGACGATTTGGCTGATACTCTTGGACTTGTAGGAGAGTTAACCGGGGAATTGGGAAGTTTAGTAGAAGGGCTAACAAGTGGGAACCCCATACAAATGGCCTCCAGTGCTTTATCGTTTATACCTAATATTATCGGAAGCATTGCCAAAGCGCACGACAAGAAGCTTGATAGGGCTATTGAAAAGAGTAAATTACGAGCCCAAGAGCTACAAAATGTATATGATGCAATAGAAAGGAGCTTAGAACATTTCTTAGGAAGTGGAACTGAAATGAAGCTGGTCGATGCAGAAAAAGACAGAAGCGAGCTTATTCAGCTAAACAGCCAAATCGAAGCAATACGAAAAAAGGATAAGTTAAATATTTTTGACGAGGTTGCTTTATCCCGATATTCTAAGGAGGCAGAAAAACTCAATAAACGGGTTTCCGCATACGATGAAGGGGGAGCATACGGTTATCAGCGGGCGTTGATGGAAGAACAAATCTCTGAATTGGAAAAACAAAAGCAGGCTGAACTCGACAAAAAAGACGTAGACCAAAGCAAGGTTGCCGACTATGAAGCCCAAATTGCAGAAATGCAACAGCAAGTCAAGGATTTTGCAGAGGAAACAGCAGAAACGCTATACGGAATAGACTTAAAAGGGTGGGCATCAGAACTTGGGGATGCCTTATATGAAGCTTGGCAAAAAGGCGAAAACGGAGCAGAAGCTTTTAGGAACAAGGTTGCTGACATCATGGGAAGCGTTATGAACTCCGTACTTAAAATTGGCGTATTAGAGCCGGCAATGAAACAACTACAGGCAATGCTTTTTGGTGAAGATGGTATGAGTGGTTATTTCGGAAAGGATTTCTCTCTTGACAGCAAAGAGGTAAAAGGCATAGCCGATTATTTAATGAGCCTTGACAAGAAAACAGACGCTTACTATAGTGCACTTGACGAAGTAGACGCATACATGAAGAAAAAGTATGGGGTAAGCTTAAAAGAAAGCGAAGAAAATAGCTCCAGCTTGTCTAAAGGAATACAAGAAAGTATAACAGAGGACACCGCTAATATTTTGGCTTCTTACATAAACGGTATTCGCGCAGATGTAAGTGTAAAACGCGCTTTGCTTGAAAAGTGGGGAAACGAGATTCTTCCGAAATATAATGTTATAGCCGAACAACAACTTACTCAATTGAGGGCAATAGCCAATAATACGTTAAGAAGTGCCCAAAATACCGAAGCAAACGTTGCTTTAGTACAAGAAGTTAGAGATATGCTAAGTATAGTGATAGACAGAAGTGGAAGAAAAATTAAAATATAATACGTTATGAACGAAAAAGAATTAAGCAAAACATTACTGAACCAGGCTATTACGTTTGGTTTATGCCAACCGTGGCAACACGCATGGGGGAATCCTACCCAACAAGGATTAATTGACAAGTATCTGCATGGAATTGATTTTGCCATTAAGCATAATTACCCCACCAACACTTTCATAAAAGAACACTTCGACAAAGACCTTCTCCACAAGAATAATATTTTTGTGGATGAAGATGTGCAGAAACGCAACATGTCACAAATTTCTGTTTTGAACGGAAATTGTAAAGGTACTCTCCTATTTGATGGCTTTTCTGTATGTGATATTTACGTGCGCCATGACAGCGAAGTAACCATTGACTGTTCACAGTATTGCAAGGTATTCATTAACGTGTACGACCGGGCAAAAGTAAATGTTATCCAAAAGGATACAGCATCGGTATATGTTTACATTCATGGAGAAGATTGTATTGTGGAAACCGATGGGGATGTCATGCAAAGAAAAAGCCAGGCTTAATGTCTGGCTTTATTACAATCAAATGTCGTCCTTAAATATCTGTAATGGCTTATACATTCTTCTCGTTGGAGATGATAAATCATTGTTTGTTTGATAGAAAAAATAGTTACTATTATAAAATTTATTTGTCCTCGGATTATTTAGAGAATCCACCGTTATAAACTGACATCCAGCCATTTTATAATGACAAAATGTATATACCACAAAGTCTATGATTTGTAGTCCTATACCTTTGCTTTGCCAATCTTTTCTAACGCCTAAATGTCCTATATTTATAGCTGGATATGAGGTTTGATTTTCAAATGTAGGTATATATTCATCGCTTATTTTAGAACAGGTCTCTTCTATAAAATCTTTTTTATCATCTTCGCTATCTATTATAACAGCATCATTGGCAAGCGTAAATATAGCGACAATATCTCCCGAAAGCTTTTCTTTAGCACAATAAGCCGCTAAATAATGATGTTTCATACAGAGAGAAACTTCTTTATGAAAGAAATTGTCAAGTGCTTCGTTCCCACATGAAAAAGAAAGAATACAAGATTCCTCCTCTTCTGATAAGTCAGATAAGGAGACTATAGAAATATCAATATCCGAGGATTGGGTTTTTTCCACCATTGTTAGATATAATCCTTCTTGCAACATTGGTTATTCTTTCTTTTTGCTCTTTAAACAAGGCAAATTCTTTAGAGGAAAAGTCTCTAGTTGCATATTGACGAACACGGGAACGAAATTCTTGAATCTCGTTTTTTGTCATTTTGGGGTTTGAATTTGTTTGTATCATAATAATATCTACTTGTTTACGTTTAAAAAAAATAACAAAAACATTTATTGCATAATCCTTCTTGTAATGGACGAAATGAAACAAGACGAGTCGTTAGCAATTCGTCCCTCTCCGATAATTTCACGCAAGGAAGAGTGCTTGACTTCGCTTCTCAACGTCCATCCCAGTCTATCGCCTTTAGACTTTATACGATGTGGATGCTTTGAAGAACACTTTGCTTTCTTGCTTTCCATTAATCCCCATATTGTTTTGATATTGAATTTATCTGTTCCCTTTTTATCCTTCTGCTTACAAACTTGCAAGCCACTTCTTGCCGGATTTGGTGAATGTCCATAGGTAAATACCACCTACTATTGCCACTCCTACTGCGAAAACGAATATTAATACTTCCATACTATTTTAATATTTTGTTTGCCAGCAATGCCGACAATACGGTTAATACTATTCCAAACATAGCAACGAGCCACATTGTTGCGTTTTGGGTGTCAGAGAACAAAGGTAATGTTATTCCTATAACAAGCCCAGCAAAAGAGAGTTTGGATAGGTCGAAGAAATACCCTGCAAGTTTTTCACGCCTTACCTTATCCTTTTCCTTGACCTCTTTCTTTACTTCTTGCCTTTCGCTCCAATTGCCCATTTGTGTTATATTAATGCACAAATATAGAAAGAACGAACGAAAGAACAAACAAATAAACAAATAAATATCCGATAAATCGTTTTTTAACAAATACGATTCAAGAATGAATAAGGTTAATTATTAATACTGAAGGTTACGTGTTTGCGTAGCTCACTTGATAGGTTTCAACGGGCTATCTTTTTTTATTTTTCCTAATGGCTTGTTTATACAATACGCCCAAGTATACCCCGTTATTATGGCTTCTGTCCTCCAATCAATTAAAGTAGTATCATTTTTCTCCATATCATCATCTACTTTAAAGGCGAGTGTCTTACTAAATTCAATTCTATTTTCTAAGTTGTCATTATCCATATAGCCGTTTTTTCTGTAAAAATAACGAAAATCTAAATATAATATATGCTCCTAATAACAATTCGCATGTTTAAGAGCACCTATATAAATATTCTCTCATTTTTTAGATTAAAAGTTAGAAAATTAATTATCTCTTGTATATATAAAGAAACAAATTCCCTAATTGACTTTTTCACAAAACAAGAAAAGCGGAGAAACTCCGCTTGACTTGATGTGATATTAAATACAAAACATTATTTATTCATGCGTTTTATAAATGATATATCAGACAATAAAACATTCTTTTCGTTATTCGACAATATCTCATCATCTAATGTCACTATTTCTTCCAAATATTCAGTAAAATTAGAACCATCTTTGTTTACTTTTTCTTTGTACAATTCAAGAGCTTTCGGTAGGCCTTTTATTCTACCTTCCCCATAAGTATCAGATAATAATTTTAATATATCAATATTCACTTCTGAATATTCATTCCCCTCATGTAATATCTGTATTTTAGCATCGTCGTCAGCATCTTTATCTTGCCTTTCTATTATGATAGACAATATGGAACTTACTCTCTTTATAAACTCTTTGGCTTCTTCATACTTCGCTTTTATTTGAATGGTTGGCATTGATAGGTTGTTAATCGTTATAACCATTGAGTAAATAACCACTTCTTGCGTTTTTGTAGTAGAAGTTCCTTCAATCCCTCTTTTACCTGTAGCCCCTCCGATTACCGCTCCTGTGCCGCCTAAAAGTACACCTCCTACGGCCGCCCTACCCAGCATGCTTGAGGTTTTAGCTTTTGAAGTCCCGCTTGCAGAAGTAGTAGACGAACTAATTCGTCCGTCCTCATATATATCTACTTTTATGACATCAGAGAAATTAAACATCCATGTTTCTTCTCCATATTTAAGATATACAACTTTGGTTGCTTCATACACCTCTATTTTGGAATACGGACATTTGGACTGATATTCATAAGATATTTCACCATATTTTTTTATTCTTTCTTCTTTTTCTGCTTCTTCCTTTTCCTTTCTTTTTTCATCTTCCAATTCTTTTTTTCTTCGCAATTCTTGTTGCCTTTCTTCTCTTTCTTTTTCATTATCTGATTTACTCACAGCCTTAGATATGGCAATAGCAACCCCTCCTAAAGCCCCTCCTAAAATATAATGACCTGAAAATATTGCAATAGCTGCCATCAATATACCTGCCCCTAATATTATACCCCCAATTTCTGACATACCATTATTCTGTTGTTCTTGGCTCATATTAATCTAAAATTAAAACATAAATACTAATTACAAATCTTTAATAAATTCAACAGCTTCATCATAATCAAGACCTGTATATTCTTGGTATTCTTCAATAGCTTGTTCTATAAAACCTTTTTCTTTTAAAACCTGCCACTTATGTAATTTTTGCTTAAACTCATTAGAAGATTTATCAATTTCCTTTTCTATTTTTTGCGACAACACTTTAGCTTCTCTTCTTTTTCTTACACTCATATTAGTGTTTTTAACCACATCTGCCTCACAATCTTCCGGCTGTTTTATTTCCACTTTATTAGGATTTAATTCTATTTTTGGCATTTCTTTCATCTTTTCTAATGTTGAAATCAAAACCCCTAATTTATCATCAACGTTCTTAGAATGCTTTTCAAATAGATTTTGAATGTCAATTACCCTATTTGTCATTCCCCATACTTTAAAGAAAAGTATAATACTAAGAATCCCCCATATAAATGAGAAGATGTAAATAAGTCCCATTATAAAATCTTCCATACTACTTTTATTATTTATTAAAACATGTAGCAAAGATACTTCTTTATTAACATCCATTGTCGTTATATATAGCATGTTATATAACATGTTTATTGTTTTTATAATGTACTAAATTAGACAAATCGGTCAATTTTCTATATATTTGCATAACAACTTAGAAAACAAACGAAATTAATTAATTTTCTTATAAGAAGTTTGCTATTTCAAAGATAAGGGCTATCTTTGCGGTGCTTGATACAACATAATAACTCTTGGGCAAAATAAAGCGAACAAATTTTGTACAAGATATTGGGAAACCCTCTAAGGTGGCAGAAAGGAAACAATCTGCGACTTCTATGCCCTGCGTATGTTGTGTCAAGCACACCTACGGAGGGTTTCTTTTTATCATAATTCGTTATAATATGCTTGACACAACGAATGAGTTAATTCCAAATCAGAAAGGTATGACCTCTCTTCAAATAGCAGAGGTCACGGGTAAAAGGCATGATGCTATCTTACGAGACATCAGGAACTTACTCAAACAAGGAGTAGCTGCCCACAATTTTGTGGAGACCTCTTACACTGACAAATCTAATAGGCAAAGCCCTTGTTTTAATCTCACCCCTAAAGGTTGTCTTATTCTTGCATCAGGTTATGATGCGGTTCTGCGCGAAAGAATAATCAACCGTTTAGAATACCTCGAAAATGAGAAAAAAGTTATCAAGACTCCACAAACTTATCTTGAGGCATTGGAAGCGTTAGTAGCTTCTGAAAAGGAAAAGGAACAACTCCGTATTGAAACAGAGCAGCAACAAAAGCAAATCGAGCAGAAAGATGCAAAGATTACCAAACTCCAGCCTAAAGCCGATTTTGCCGAAGCCGCTTTCAAAGCAGAGGGCAAAGTAGACATAGGTCAAGCCGCAAAGATACTCAATCTCGGTTTTGGTAGGAACACCCTTTTCGGGAAGCTAAGGGATGCGGGCATATTCTTCAAAGACAGGAACGAACCGAAACAAAAGTATATTGACGCAGGCTACTTTGAAATGACGCTGTTGCCGCCAATACGCAGAGACAACCACCCTGACATATTATGCCAAAAGGTGTTTTGCAAACCAAAAGGTCTTGCCTACATCAACCATCTATTTGGCGGAAAACCTTCTGACAGAAAGATTTCGCCTATAAAATAGTATAGCACAACAACACATATTTGCGTAGTATTTAGTAAATTTGCAGAAAACGAGTAGGTTATGGAACGGATTAAATTAACAAAGGAAGAGAAACAAGCATTCCGGATTGTTGCGGAGTTTGGCGGGAAATGCCCGGCAACATATCCACAGCATGTATTTACTGCTTCCATCCGTTCTATTGAAAGAAAAGGATTGGTGAAGGCTAATTATGTAGTTGGCGGTCATGTATGGAATGTCAAACTCACCGAAGAGGGTAAGCACTATCTTGCCGTTAACCCCAACTTACACAATCCTATCAATTGGAATTTGATATTTGCCATTGTAGGCGTCCTTATATCTATCATAGCCTTATTCGTTAGCTGCATGAAAAAATACTAATCACGCTATTTTAATCATCCGGCAGTCGGTTCCAATGCCCGACAGCCACAACTATATCCAAAACGAAAATGGAAGAATTAAGAAATACTGGATGAAGTAATACTCGATATACAGCAGGAGAAGCTGGAAATAATGGCGCTTCTTGCCTCTATGTCTATATCAAAATACAACCCAAGCGCCTCTAAGTCAGATTTCGACCTTAGAAGCCTTAATAAGGAAATATTGCCACATGTTAGCATAGATGCACGTTGAGGTTCGACCAACGTTCACGTTATGATACCCCGCCAGTAATACGGCTGGCGGGCAGGTGGCAGGAATAACGACTAAAACAAATATTCATCATGGAAGAAAAGATATATAACTTGCAGAAAGAGAACAAGCTCCTCAAACTTCAATTATTGCGCCTATCCGAAGATATTGAACTGATGTATGAAAGGATGGAAGAACTTGAAAAGAAACTCAAGGAGAAGCGGATAAAGAACCCCTACATGAAAATCGTGTCACCCGACAGATAGTATTCATTGCAAATATAATGTAAGCCGGGGAACCATATCAATTTTCTAATATTTTACTTGATTATTTAGAAAATACACCATATATTTGCAGTATTGATAATACAAGCCAAAGAGCTGATTAACGGATATGCCGTTGATTGGCTCTTTTTGTTTTTTTACAACACAAACTCAAAATAACACATGGCAAAGCCTTACAGTATCTATTTTCAGAAAAGTAAGCTGGGGAGTCCTGTTATTGACACCAAATCCCAATGGGGGATTGTGTGCAAGGACTTCCCTTTTACTGTATATGGAGATATTAAGGATTTGCCCAAAAGGGACTGGTTAGACCAAGACGGAGAAGACACTTTTTTCCCCGAAGAACTCTACGTGCAAGCCTATGACATAGAAATAGAGTTTGCCTATAAAGGTGATATGGGAACAGCCAATGAAAAAATTGTCGCCTTCCTGGACTATCTGATAGGGAAAGACGGTTACGGAACAGAATTAAAGGTTTATGACACCTATACCCAAATAGGCAGACAGGGGGTTTATTTTAAATCTATAAAACCCGACCTTTTTGTCCGCAAGACGGATGAGGGAGATGTCGTAACTTTCAACACTGCATTTCGGGTAACCGACCCTAAAACACAAATTATTCTTACGGCATAATGGGACGGTTTATAATATACAGCAAAGACGGGCAGACGCAACGATGTGTCGCTAACAAGTTAGAGTATAACGGAGAGTTCATGGGAGCTTGTTCCGTTAACATTACCGTTACGTCCCCCACTCCGATTGATTTTACAGTCGGGGACTATCTGATATATCGCGGAGAAAGATTTGAAATAAACTACGACCCTACTGAATTGAAGCAAGCCTCCAAAAATACATACGGAGAGGCTTTCAAATATGAGAACGTAGTTTTCAACTCTCTTGCAGATGAACTGACAAGATGCGAATTCCTGGACTATGTAAAAGAGGATAACTTAATTCACTACTCTTCCCTACCTACATTCAGTTTTTACGCTGAAAGCATAAATGCTCTCGCAGAAAGAATACAGGTGAACCTTGACCGTATCTATAAAGGAGAGCAAAAATGGACGGTTACGGTGCATCCCGAATATGTTAATGAGACTAACAAATCCATATCAATAAGCAGTATAAACGTTTGGGACGCACTTGCTTTGGTAAATAGCGAGTTTAAGGCAAATTTTATCATAAGAGGACGAACGATAACAATAGGCACTGCCGGAATTGCAGTAGGAAACATGTTCGGGTATGGAAAGGGAAAAGGGCTGTACTCCATACAAAAAACCGCGGACTCGTCACAGAAGATAATTACCCGCCTAAGAGCATATGGTGGTACCAAAAACTTACCGTACAACTATTATACAACATATGGAAGTCCTATTGTCGAAGCTCCCATCGAGGATGTATCTTACGGATATGACCCTAATACACATTTGATAGACGGCGCTGTTGTGACTCTTCCTTTTTATATGAAATTCCTATCCGACACAGCATTGTATGATGTGACAATTAATGGGCACTCTTATAAAATGAGAAGAGGTAGCTTTCTTGGGAAATGCTACGTTTTGTTGAATAGCGAAGCCGACAAGGACAACGTCCGCATAGGCGCAAAGATGCGGATAGAAAAAGGCATTGAGACGGACAATGTTCCAAGAAAGTACAAAAGACCTTCCGGAGCATTAGTCCCCAATAATATGGCTGTTAAAAACTTGATGCTTCCTGATTTTCCAGAAAAGACACTTGACCCATACCTTGATAGTAAAAACATAGATATTATCGGAGTTCGGGAAGGTTCGGTTTTCTTTGACGGGAGCGATACTTCTTTGCCGGAAATATATCCGTCTATGGAAGGAATGACGGCACAGCAGTTGAAAGACGCGGGAATAATCGTAAATGCTACCGGAGCGTTGGATGAAATCGCTTCCGATTCAGTGAATAAGGATAATACGCCAATCGCGGATGATGGTTACTTTGAAGAAGGGGAAACCATCCCACCGTTCAAAATATATCTCAAAGACATTGGATTTGACATAAACGATTATCTAACAGGGGAAACCGCCACCATATCCATGAAAAGCGGAATGTGTGGTGGGCGTGAATTTGAAATACTTGGAGATGCAGACAAGCCCGTAAAACAAGGTGACATGTGGGTCTTGACATGCAACAGAGTCTATGATGAAGGGCTGAATCTTTATTTCCCATATAAGGATTTTACTATCAAAGCCGGAGATAAATTTGTGCTTTTGGGTATTGATATGCCGGATGTGTATATAAAAGCCGCTTCCCAAAGATTGCTAACAGCTTCCAAAGAATATCTTGCAAAAAATGATTATGTAAGATATACTTACGAGCCTAAAGTAGACGAAATATTTATGGCGCGTCACCCGGAACTGCATGACAGTATAAAGGAAGGTGATTTAATGTTATTCGAGGATGAAGACTTAAACATCAACGGGAGCATTATTATTGACAGCCTTACAATAAAGGAAGGAGACGCTCTCATCCCAACGTATGATATTACCCTTCGCAATGACAAAGCGGTAGGAACTTTAGAAAAGATACAGAATCAGATAGACTCAATTGTAGGCGGGCAAGGCGGTGGAGGATTAACTACCCAACAAGTGGAATCAATCATTAAAGCCTTTGGAGAAAAGCTGTTTTTGAATAAAACCAAACCTGACCAAACCAGCTATTTAATAAAGTTCTTAGGCGGATTATTTTCAGACTACATCCAGTCCATGAACTTTTCTTCCGGTGCTCTCGGTGAAGGCTTTGTTATTAAAGTAGACAGCAAGACGGGAGACAGCTATTTGGAAGTAGACCATATGTTGGCACGCAAAAGTGCCACGTTTATTGAGTTGCTGATACAGCGATTACGCCAGGTTGGCGGTCAGATAATACTTTCTCCCGCATCCATGTCATGTTCTAAGGTAGAGGAATACGATACCTTTTACCGCTGTTACTTCGAGAACACAGACGGGGAAAAGACCATTGTTCAGGAATTTGTAATAGGAGACCAAGCCCGCAGCCAGACATTCAACATCAAGCCAGGCGTACATGAGAATGTCTCTAATACCTACTATTGGCGGTTGGTGACAAGCGTAGGTGACAATTACATAGACCTTTCGAAGAGCGACTGTGACACGGGGTCTGCCGCACCACAAGCAGGCGATGACATTGTACAGTTAGGCAACCGGACGGATAAGACCAGACAGAACGCCATCGTATTGGCAGCATACGGGAATGATACTCCGAGCTTCCGTCAGTATGCAGGGATTGATTCTTATTCTTTGACTGGTAAAGAAGTGACAGCTTTCAGTCCTAATGGGAATAAAGTTACTGGTGACTTTATCCTGAAAACGGGTGTGAATATCCTTACCCAGTTCAAGATATTGGAAGATTTGATTTACTCTGAAATCTCCAAAGTGCTTGACGAGGTGCAGGCAGAGGATAATTACCTGTACAATGCGGCATTTGCAAGCAATACGAACGGTTGGGAAACAAAGAACGATGTTCGTTTCTTTACTGTAAACGGAAAGTTCTTATTGGTTAACGACAAGTTCTATTCCCGTAAGGATGCTATGGCTGCCATTATCAGAGACGGAGATAGAAACGTGCTTCGTATTCTTTCTTCCGGAATTAAACAGTCAAATGCGGACTTAGCCAATAAGCCTACCTATGAGGAAGGAGAAGAACCGAAGAAGTTCTTTATCTCTTTCCGGTATAAGGTAGCTACAGCCGGAACGCTGACAATAGGATTTCCCGGTCAGAACCTGCATTTCACCGAACATCTTGAACCGGGCGAGGAATACGCAATGAAGGAGTATTCCGGCGCATGGGACGGAACGGGCGATTTTGAGTTGAAGTTTACGGGGGATATATACATACATTCGCTGGCATTGACCGATAATGCCTACGAGGATATGATAACAAAGTTTGAAACCCAGCTAAGCCAAACTAATGAAAAGATTGAAGCTGTGGCAAAAAGAACATCCAATCTTGAAAGCAAAAGCGCGGGATGGTTAACCACTGCGGATGGTGTCAAGATTTGGGCTGCTGCGGAGTTTGAAAATGGAGTAAAAGCTTCGTCCTTGTTTAATGTGTCGGCGGAAAGTATAACGTTAAAGTCGCAACATATTAAGTTGGAAGGTATAATTACCGCCAATGGAAATATCAAGATACACGAAGATGGCTCTATTGAATGTCATAACGGCTCTTTTACGGGAGAGATAAATGCAAACAGCGGGGTGTTTAAAAATGTAAGAACTCCTAACAACTCTTTGGTGATAGACGAAAATGGGAATGTTAGCATTGTTGGCAAAATATCAACCGCTTCGTCAGGTACAAAAATAGAAATAAACCCAAATTCAAACAGCCTAAAATTTTATAATTCAAAAGGATATGATGTGGGTGGAATTTCATTCCTTGATAGTGGAGGCGGAGGTACTTCTGTTACTTACCCAAGATTAAAATTGGACAATATAGCAAGTGATGGCAACTTAACTGCGTCTACTACCCTTTTTGCAGGGTCATTGTCAATGATTTCAAATTTAAGTGGTTCAAGATACCAGGTGTCTCTTGGCATCGACGGACTTTCTTTTTATAAAGATGGAAGATTAACTAAATCATACCCAAGCTCATGAAAAAGATAAATTTTAAACAATTACTGATTGCTACGGACATTACCCGTAAGCATTGTGAAAATATAGATTGTAGAGAGAATTTTGCGAATGTATTATACCGGAACGGTAACGGTATCGCATCGCATGCACTCGCTTTGAAGATATACAACTCCAATGAAGAGACAGAGTATACCGATAAAGAAGTATCCTTGATACAAGAGCATGCAAATGCTTTTTGCAAACCTTTTTTTATTGACGCGCTCAATCGTGCTATCAACAATCAACCGGAAGAAGCAACCGATAAACAGGAATAATTATGGCTTGGACAGAACAGGATTTACGAGAAATAGAAGATGAACTAAAAAAAGGTTCACAAGGTATTGGTGATGTGCCGGAAGCGGAAAGTTTGGACGGTATCACATCTCTGCCCGCATATCAAGAAGTAGAGGGGCAGGACATGCCGAAGATTGTACGTGCCCCACTTACATTGTTAGCCGCTCCCGCTTTGGAAGCTGCCGATAAAGCAAATGCAGCCGCTACTAAAGCAGAAAGCAACGCCACAGCAGCACAGACAGCCGCAAATTCCGCTAATGAGAAAGCAGGACTGGCGGCACAAGCTGCATCCGATGCCAACGCAGCTAAAGAAGGGGCGGAAGCGGCTACCCAATCCGCAAACAACGCTGCATCCAATGCCGAAGAAAAAGCCACCGCCGCTAATACAGCCGCACAAGATGCCGAAAAGGTTGCCAACAATCCGACATACATCGGCAAAGACCACTATGTTTATGTGTACAACAAGGATACGGAAAGTTTCGACAAGACGGATATTTATTGCAAGGGTGAACCGGGAAGCTCTTTCCGTGTAGCCGGCGAATACGACACCCTTGAAGCCTTGAAATCCGCTGTTCCCGATGGTTCGGCAGTTGACGGGTTCATGGCTGTAGGTACGGAAGCCCCTTATGATTACTACGCATGGGTGAACGGTGAATGGGTAAGCCAGGGGAAGATTGGCGGTATAGACGAAGCGCCAACTGATGGCAAGGCATACGGTCGTAAGAATGGGAATTGGGCGGAAGTTCCTGAAAAATCCGACGTCCTCACCAAAACCAACAGTGAAAGTTTCACCCCTACGGGCGATTACCAGCCTGCAACGAAGAAGTATGTGGATGATAAACACATTATGCTTACGATTACAGATGAAGCTCACCAACAGTTAATTTCAAATCAAGAAGTTAAAGCAGGAGAAGCCGAATCAAAAATAAATCTTGTATTTGGAAGCATTGATAATTTTAAAAATATTATACAGAGATTATTAAGTGATAATATTTTATTCCTAAAAATTACAGAAAAAGAAATCTTTAAAGTAAGTACGAGTCACACATATTGCAATCCCGATAATGGAGCTTATGAACTTTCGTTTATTTATACTTATACTTCTATTGCCGATGCAAATAATATTAGCTTAGTTACAAAAAGAATTTTTATTGCATTGAATTCAAATGCTACAAATTTTTTCGTAGTAAAAGATATACTCGTTTCCGACAACCTCACCACCCTCACCAAGAAAACCGCTGCCGAATACGATACTATTGGCTCTAAGGATGCCAATACAGCATATTGTGTAACCAATTAAAGGATAATGATTATGTTAAAAATAGGAGAATTGACCTCAGGGCTATTTGCTGGAGATAAGCTGATTGCAGGCAAAGAATTTGATATTAAACAACTTGTTGATAATATTACATTTGCAGATGGTTTAGTACATGAAGGAATTAATACACAACTTGTTCTTATTTACAATCTTAGTAGTATCCCTATTTATTTATATCGAGATTCAGTAAGAACTGAAATAAAAAAACAACATATCGAATGGTATTCATTTAGAGCACCTACTGCTATTAGTCTTTTTAATGAAGATAATACTCCAATAAGAGCTATTACACAAAAGGTGTCTATATCCAATAATTTGGTTACAGAAATAACTGATTCTGTCGTTAATAATGGCGATAGTGTATTTGATATTGCAGATAGTACAGGGATTTTCGGTTTGGGTTGTGTTCTAATGAATGCGTAAAACAATAATATTAATAAAATAACAAAGTGTTTACTTTTTTGATTATGAGAGTAAAAGTATTTTATGAAAACTGGTTTGCCAAACTCATCCTCTTTGGCGGCTACACAACTATAATGCTCTTCGGCTTCATCCTTACGAAGCTGAAGGAGTTGTCCGAAACGACCATACGTCATGAACGGATACATCAGAAACAGTTCTTCGAGTGTATGGAGATAGCGGCTATCCCGTCCGTATTGCTGGCTTTCAATGTCAGTGCATGGTGGCTGTTACTTATCTCGCTATTCTACTACATTCTTTATTTGGCAGAATGGTTTGTAAGCTTCGTGTACCACTTGTTTACAGACAGCAAGATTGGGGACGGCAAGGTCAATAAAAACGCTTACCGTGCGAGCGCATTTGAAATGGAAGCCAAACTCAACCAGGATAATCCGAACTATCTGAAAGAACGCAAATGGGGTGCATGGTTCAGATACTACGGCAAGATATGAAAATCCCGTCCTACTCTCACGAGCAAAACGGAATGACAGTAGTTCGCTTATTTGATAAGAGACACAAAGATAGGAATAATTGACAAATAACGATAAGATGAAGAATAACATTATTACCCAAAGCATACCGGGTGGTTTCTCGGTAATAGCAAGCAGTTTTATTGCACAGTCATTGGAACACATGATACCGTGGCTGATAGTAACATTTTCAGTCGTTGTATGCGATTTGATGTTCGGGATAAGGAAATGCCTGCTATTGGGTGAAGAATTTCGGTTTTCAAGTGCCGTGCGCCGTACTATGGGTAAAATGGTGACATACTTTGCCTTTGTCTGTATGGTGGTGATGATAAACATTGCTTCCGGCAATAAATGGAATATTGATGTGTATTCATGCTTGTTTGTCTGCTTCATAGAGTTCTGCTCTATCATAAGCAATATCTTGAAGCCAAAGGGATATAATTTCAACTTACTGAAAGCGTTGGGATTGTTCGGAAAGAAAGTGCTCGATGTAGAGAAAGAAGATATGAATGAAATAATAACTAAAGATAAGGAGTAACAAAATGAAAAAGAAACTGATTATCGCAGCGATTGTTATCGCTATCATCGTGGGAGTTATGCTTTACATGCACTACACACCGTTTTGGGTGAACCTGACTACTGTTGTATCATTCGGTGTCGGTGTTGTTGCCGGATGGGTGGCTCGTGTGGTTTATGACAAATATTTTAGAAAGGAGGAATAGCATGAGATACTTTACAATTGCAGAACTGGTTAAAAGCGAAACGGCTGATAAGAAAGCTATAGACAACAGATTGCCGCAAGAACTGCTTCCCAATGCACAAGCGTTGGTTGACAATGTCCTCAACCCGTTAAGAGAGGCTTACGGAAAACCTATCACAGTGACAAGCGGATACCGTTGCTCTGCTCTGAATAAAGCAGTAGGCGGCTCTAAAACGAGCGACCACATGAACATGTGTGCTGCCGATATTGTCGGTACGCCAAATACTCCGAAAGAGAACAAAAGACTGTTTAATCTTATACAAGAATTGAAACTTCCCTTTGACCAGGTTATTGATGAGAAAAACTTCTCATGGGTACACGTCAGCCACCGAAGAGAAGGAAACAGAAACCAGGTATTGAAACTCTAAAAAATAAACATCATGGCAGCAGAAGTTTTATCATTTCAAAAAGAAGAAGGCAAAACAGCGTATTACGCAACGTTTGTCAGTGACGGTAATCCCGTTACCATACAGATAAAGAACAAGGGCGGAATGGTGACTGTATTTGCCAATATCGAGGGCATGAATCCTATCCCGCTTTCCCCAAATGCCAATCAAGCCTTAGGCCCTTCCAATGTGATATTTCGTCTTATTGGCATAGCGGCAGGTATGGAAATTACAATAAGAAGTGCTACGAAAGTGTCAGAAGCGAAAATGATTAAAGAGGGATAGCCTTATGAAACCAATCACTATCCCTCACATCAGCATTCCTATAATCGGCATTCCCGTAATTAGCATACTTACCATAGGGTTTCCCGGTGCTGGCGGAAATAAGCCGCATCCATTTCCTGACGAAGGGTATTTATTATTAGCCAATGACGCTCCATTGTTGTTGGCTAATGAAGAGCCGATATTGCTTACAAGTAAAAATAAATAGTAGTATGGAAGAGAAAACAGAAAAAGGACAACAAATTGGACAACTCCCCAAAAGAGACGTTTTGACGGGTAATGAGCAGTTTCCATTTCAAGAAGACAGAGAAAACGGTTCTATCACCCCTAACGCCCTAAAGAGTTTCATTAGTTCTGGAAAAGGTGGATATATGAGCTATATAACCGAGTATAATGTTTCTATTCATCATCCTTCATCCGGGATTGATGGCAGTAATAGATATACATTAGAAGATGCTATTGTTCAAGTTCCGGAAACTATAAGAATAGCCGGGCTAAAGGTGTCATTCTTGAACAATAGCGGACTTGTGGAGACATGGGAATTTGCAGGTGGAGCATTTGAAAATATCGAGAACTGGAAATCAAATGAAGATAAATTGACCGATATCCGAGATGAAGCCATCGACAAAATAAAGGATGCGGAAAGTGATGCAATTTCAAATTTCAGTTCCCAGCGTGTTACTCCTGATATGCTGTCCGAATCGACCAAGCAGTTTATTAACGCAAGTGGTGGCGGTACAATAAACAATCTTGCGGATGACGAAGACCTTGTGTCTGTAGACAAAGGGGAAAGTTTAAGTGTTTTAAAATTTGCCGACCGTGCTTTTAGTCCTGACAGATTCAGCGGCAAGGGGTATAAGATATTGCGTAGGAATATTGTAAATGGTAAAAATATACTTACCCAGGAAATGATAAATCAGTCTGATACTATATATGAAATCAGATATGATTTTGATTTAGATGGTAAAACCATAAATCTTCCCAGAAGGACTAAAATACTGTTTAATGGCGGTAGTTTGAGCAATGGAAAAATTAACTCAAAAGCTCACATTGAGAATTTTGGTGTTGATGGAAATTTTACATTTAAAGATGTGCAGTTCGGAGCCTACAGTGCTGTCATGGATTTATCCAGCTGTATTCTTCCTACAATAGAAAAAGATGGAAATTATGGTTATGATTTGTCGTTTGTATTGAATACGATAAATAAATGGAAAGCAGATAATCATTATAACCTTAATCTTAAGATTGTTTTCCCATGGTCAACACTTTATTTTATAAAGGAGACCATCTATGTTGATAAAAATGTTTCAATAGATTTTAACGGTTCGATACTTGTTCCGATAAATAGCCTTGATTTTTGTTTTTCTGTTTCTTCCCAAAACCGGATGTACGATGATACCAATACAGGTAAAGTTCAAGGCTCTTATATAAAGAATTTTGTTATAAATGATTCTTTTGGTACAAGATCTAAGTTTATGTTTGTTGCTGACAATCATGAGATTTCCAATGTAAAGGCAATTAAACTGTCAAATACTTTATTAACCTATGGCGGATATATCGAAGATGCTCCGAATGATGTTAACTATATTGACTTTAAAAATATACATGATATTGAACTGAGTAATGAAGTTCGGAAATTTGACGATATTGTTATCGGTAAAGGTGATGGCTGTAGGTTGGACGGTATCCATGGATGTAAGATAAAGATAGAAGGTTCCCAGGGATTTGTCGCATCTAATTGCGTTAACTGCGGTTTCGAACTGCGGGGAAGTCAGGGTGTGATAATCAATCATCATGACGAAGAGGCCAAAGGGTATATACTGACTAATTCTTCATTGACTATGGTTGCTTCAAAGATATGGAAACATAATAGGAACTTGATAACTATAGCTGATGATACAGATTACATGCTATATGGGAATAAGATTTGTGCTTTATCCAAATTAGTTCTTAATGATGTCATTATTGCCGGTTCATTGCATCTGGATTTTGGGCTAATACCTAAAACTGTTTATGATATTTTTTGGGATAATGCAAAATGTGATACCGCTCCAAAGATTATTCTAAACAACGCAAGGGTAAAGTCTTCATCCTACAGAGAATTTTTTAATACAGCCGGTGAGTGTTTACTGTCAAACGTCAGCTATACGGACATCTGCCAGCCACATGGTTACACTTCTGAGTTAAATAGTATCACGGCAAAGCCTGCATGGTTTGAATCGGATTTGGCTATAAGGGATTTGTCCGGTTCAAAATATGATGTGTTTTACCTTTATGATGATATGAGAAAGGCAGGCGTTAAACTGAACGAAGTGGTTTTTAATGCTACTCCCAAACCGTTTGAAGAGCAGAAATATATTGCGACAATATGTTTGTCTAAGGATTTTAGTGACATACATTATGGAACGTTGCTTTTTTATCACAAAAATAAGGATGTAATAGATTACAAATATTCTCTCGGATTAGATAATTTTGAATTTCATACAGTCAATGAATATTGGGACAATGGAGAGGATGGTTATCTGTTTTTTGACACCGGTAATGCCTTGAACAACCGTATTTTTAAAACATTATCTTCCTCTTTAGATAAATACAATGAGTGTTCTAAGTATATAAAGAACGGCATTAATTGTATCGCTTATTTAAGAGAGATACCTCAATATGGAGAATGGATAATAGGCGATATGGTAGTAGTTGATGGAAACACATATGCCTATAATGGAAAATCATGGTTGGATGCAAGCGGTACTCCGTCTTCTGTTGTCAGGTCAGGGATAACAGGAGAAAGACCACAAAATGTTTTGGCTGGGTTCTGTTATTTCGATAAGACAATAAATAAGCCTGTATGGTGGAACGGTTCTTCATGGACAGATGCCAATGGAGCTACGGTATAGTGCTTTACTAATTGTTTAATTATTTATAATATGAAAAATAACATTTTAGGTGCGGTGGTCTATCTATCCACCGCCATAGTATTCGGTGGCAGTACTGCACTGCTGATGCTCTTTATCAAGGAGAACAGCGACCGTTGCCACTACTATAACGGCAAGTGGAACAAAATAGACTTGCTGTGTGGAGCTGTCGCAATATGTGCAGGCGTGGTTGTTAATCATTATCTGTTGAAGTTATGAAGAAGTTAGTGTATATAGTGTTTCTTGTGTTGACGGTGTGTTCCTGTAGAACGAGGACTGTTTATATGCCCGTTGAAACAAAGGTTCTTGACAGCATAATATACCATGACACTACATTTCAAGAGAAGCTGATACCGTACAAGGACAGCGTATCTGTTGCCGATACAACGTCATTCCTTCGCAATCCGTATGCCTACAGCTATGCTTCATTTAGCAACGGGATATTGAACCATTCATTGGGCATTTATCCTCATGCTACGGTAACGGTCAAAATGCCGTATTTTATCGAAAAGATAAGAAGGATTGAAGTGCCCAAGCCTTATCCGGTAGAGAGGGAACTGTCATGGTGGGAAAAGTTTAAAATCAATTACGGTGGTGCCAGCATTTCGATAAATCTGACATGTGTTTTATTCGTAATTGTTTGGCTCACCATAAAGATAAGAAAGAAATTAACGATGTAGAAGTTGGCTTGTAGCTGACACTCTTTCGGGGCTTAGAGTAAAAAGAAAGCCCCCAACGTTCAAATAATTATTGCCACATAAAAATTTGAAAAAAGCATAAGACACCGCACGTTGGAGGCTTTAATATCTTCAACACGGTATCTTATGCTTTGTTCGTATATAATCAAATATTTTATGTGGCAGGGCAAAGATAAATATAAAATTCAGAAAAACTATGTGTAAGTCAGAAATCTTTGCCGAAACAATTAATCTCGTGGCGCAGGAGACCGAAATACCCGCCAGCCGAATACTGTCTTCGGATAAGGATACGGAAACCGTAGACGCCCGCTATCTGCTTGTACAGTTGCTTGTTGAAAGGGGAATGTACCCTTCACAGATAGCTCCTAAAATTCACAAGACCAAACGCGCGATAAACTACATGATTTCCAATTTTCAAGAACGTATGGAAGGCGGGAAAATGTTGAGAATATATTGGGAAAACATTAGGAAAGCGTTGGGAAACAACTGATTTCATGGCAGTATCGGTATTTATACTTTTGTGATGCGGTTGATTTTGACCGTAATACAAAATATAAATCTCTATGGAAAGAACGTATGTCTTCAATCAAGACGGGAACAACGGAAATGGTGGCGGAAGCAAATTCGACATCATGGCTATGTTGCCCAACTTGATGGGAAGCAAGGGTGTAGACCCCGGACTTCTCGCTTTACTGAACCAGGGACGTGGCAGCCAAGACCAATGGGGCGGCTCGTGGTGGTTCATCTGGATTATCCTTTTGTGGTTCTGTTGGGGCGGCAACGGCTTTGGCAACCGCTTTGGTAATGGTGGAGGTCTGCCTGCTGAGCTTAACGGTGATGTCGGTCGTGAATACCTGATGTCAGCCATTCAGGGTAACGGTAACGCCATCAATCAGCTTGCTTCTTCTTTGAACTGCTCTACCCAACAGTTACAGAGCGCCCTGTGCAACATCCAGGGACTTATCGCCAATGTTGGCAATCAGGTGGGCATGTCAAGCCAGCAAATCATCAACGCATTCCAGTCCGGAAATCAGGCTGTTCTTACTCAGATTGCAGATTGTTGCTGCAAGACTCAGAACGCCATTACCACAATGGGCTATGAGAACCAGCTTGCGATGTGCAATCAGACCAACGCGCTTGTCAACACAGCCAATCAGAATGCACTTTCATTGCGTGACGGTGCGACCGCCAATACCAATGCTATCCTTGCGAAGCTGGACGCCATGCAGAACCAGGCATTGCAGGACAAGATTGCGGCTCTTACAGCAGAAAAAGCCACTTTGACTGCTGAAATCTCCCAACGTAACCAGAATGCTACTATCCTGAGTTCAGTAGGACAACAGATTGCTCCTTTGGCAGCAGGCTTGCAGGCATTGCAGTCCGATGTCGATGGAATAAAATGCAAGATGCCTAACACTGTTCCGGTTGTTTACCCTAATATTCAAGCCATCAACACAGATTGTTTCCGTGCTGCGGCTTTCGGTGCTTACGCCGGTGATGCAATGTATGGACGTGGCGGTTGTGGTTGTAACAACTACTGGGGTTAATTCCGGTAAGAAAGGGGGTAATTATGTGGCCTAACTTTTTTACAGGATTTCCTTTCTTGTTCCCTACTATTGGAAGGGCTAATTTCAATACCCTTCCTACGGTAGCCGTAACGGTCGGCACGGAGAACGTGACTTTGGAACTTCCTAACCATGCGTTCCGTAACAGAAGCTATGTAGGCGGTTTCTATGTCAGTCTCCGCCAGGCAATACCTGCCGGCACGACTGCTACACTCCCGATACTGATAGGGACTAATGGGGATACAAGACCGTTGCTGGCTTACAACAATGAGCCGGTGACTGTCGGCAACCTTGCCGGAACGGGTATCTACGAAATTCACTATAACAAGTACACCAACGAACTGTTCCTTGTTAACGGTGGGTATCGTCCGACAACCGCATCGGCACCGACTCCGACAGCAGAAGCAACCGCTCAAAAGAGCAAGTAGTTAACATGGGGCTTTGTGGTTGTTTCCAAAATGGAAATAGCCACACCCCTTTAAAATCAAACCAATATGTTTCAATCACTTCGTACCAATAACCAGTTGTATATACTTCATAAGGATGCTAACCCGTTTATCGAATACGGTCCGGTAGTCAGCGTTTCCGCTCCCAAGCCGAAATATCCTATGGCATCCCCTATGGGACAGTTACCCCAAATGGAAATGGTTGTGGATGTCGTTGTCTGTATCAACGGGCAGAACACGACTTTCCAAAATCTACCTGCCGGCATGGATATAGCCGACTTCGGACAGAACGGCAATATCGTAGTGTCATGCTCTCGTGATGCGATGAACAACGAGGTTGCTTCTATGAAGCAGAAAAGCATAGACATTATCAATAGCATGGACTTCCACAATTCCGTCATTGCGGGATGTGACAAGATGCTGACGCTCTTGAACCCCGAATTTGCAGAGAAACAACGTCAGGAGCAGGAAATATCATCTCTGAAAGGGCAAATGGCGGAAATGAGCAAGAACATGTCCGACCTTATGGAATTGAACAAACGGCTTATGGAACAGCTCGGAGTTGCTGAAACATCTAAAACAAAGAAATAATATGGGAATGTGGGAAATATTGGAAGAAGGACGCGGAGAATATGACCGTGACTTCGGTATGAGAGGCGGTAATCCTATGGAAGAAGCCTATAGAGAGGGTTGCCGTCATGGTTACGAGAAAGCCATGCGTGAAATGCAGGGCGGTGAAATGGGCTATCGTAACAGCGGTGGTTCACGCGGTGGAAGCTATAGCGGCGGCTCAGATATGGGCGAACGCCGTATGCCGGGTTACTTCCCGGAATATCCGGTTTACAACGAACGCCGCGATTCACAGCCTTACGGTGATGATATGGGCGAACGCAGACGCAGACGCGCCAACGGAGAGTTCATGTAATGGAGAGGGGATTATTCCCCTCTTTTGCCAATCACTTAAAATCAGGAAAATATGAAACAAAGATTAGATACATACGACAGAATACCGCCTGCAATGGCTGACTATCTCAGCCAGTACGGATGGCATTTCAGCAAGAAGATGTGCCTATGGGCTGTTTCCCGCATGAAGATGGAAAATAAATCTACGGGTAAAGAAGAAAAGCTGGAGCCAATCAGCAAAGAGCAGGTAGAGGAGCTTCTGAAAAAGTACAGTGTAAACCTGGAGAAGGATGCAGGGTACGACAGCGTTTACGTGGCAAACATGGCGAAGTCGGATTACTACAAAAGTTCTATCACTGACGAAGCCCATCTCGCATTGTTCATTAAGGATTACATAGATGATGTGGACGCTTACAATGGAATGCCTTTCACTCGGTTCTATGCCGACTGCATAGGCTCCGGCAATCCTATCATGTGGGAACAGATGATGTAGCCTATGATAATACAGGAATTTTACATACCGGATTATGATTGGGAAGTAAGGGTATATTATGCGGTGGACTGCTATTATACCGACCATATCATCGCCGACCTTCAGCGGGTAGGATGCAGGGGGATGGATTTGGTGAATGCCTATAAGAACATGCGCTCCTGCAATCTGAATACGGGTATCACTTACTCCAATATCCGGAACAGACAGACCGTAATGGTTATAGCCCTTACCTCTTCCCCGGCAGAGTTTCAAAACTCTTTCGACCATGAAAAGGGGCATCTATGCCGGCATATCTCACGGGCGTTCGGCATCGACCCATACGGGGAAGAGGCGCAGTACCTTAGCGGATATGTGGGACAGAAGATGTTCCCGGTAGCGAAGAAATTTTTGTGTGAACATTGTAGACGTAGCTTATGTGGAAAATAGTACAAGCCATTTTATCAGGCAAATCACGGGAAGAAGTATATAACATGCTTTCTCCCGAACAGAAAGAGACGCTGAACAGCCTTGCCATAGCAAATGGTATAAACCGCCAACAACGTAGAAAACTTGAACGTGATGCGAAAAAGGGATTACATAGATGAACTGCTTGAATTGGCGGACAATGTCCTTTACATGGACTATTGCCGCCTTTTCCGGGTTATCCAATGGAACGTTTAGAACGCTTTGAACGGGTTCTCCATTGGGTTATACCGCTTGCCGTTTTGGCGAGGGCATTAGCTTGGTGTCTCTAATTCTTTTACATCCTCTAAAGCCTTATATAGCACATATAGCGTACCCATGTGACATTTGAACAAGTCGGTAGCGCCTTCTTCTACGTATTGTGCGTAATCAAACACCAGTTCGATAAGCTCCCCTCTAAGTTCTTCGGGTGTTATGCTATGTTTGAATAATTCGTCTATTGCGCTAAGGTCGTATTTCTTCTTAGCGGGTGTTGTATTTCTTTCCATGATGAATATTTGTTTAGTCTTTTATTTAAAATGCAATTCGTTGTAAATCAGCCAAACTATAATTTTGTAGTTTGGGAACGAATTGAATAAAGCTTGCCCACCTCGTTTATAAAGCGAGCAAAGCTTGATGTTATTTGTTTTTACGTTCCTCTTCGAGCATTTCCTCTACATAGGAAACTTCATCGAGGTTAAAATCAAGGATATTTCTTACGTCCTTGTGTATTTGGATAAGTTTGTCTCTATTGTCACTGAACTTATCCATTGCCCTAATATCCCTGATTATGCGTTGGATAAATTCGCAAACCAATGTAATACCAATAGCCATTCCGTCAGCCGTATATTGCTCTACTGCCTTATCCATAGCCTTATCCGCAAAACTCATTGGAACCATATTGCCGTTTTCATCTTGCTTATAAGTAGCAATTTCTTTTCCGAAACATTCCTTAAAAGCATCGGATAAAGAAAAACTTGCATGAGTTTTCAAACAAGAAATCATGTACTGTAAATCGGCACAGGTAGTTTCTTGCACAATATCCCTCCAATCATCTTGCACCATTTCACCAAGAGCTGTATGATGTCTCAAATCATCTTCGGTTAGGTTTAAAGTTCTTATGCTGCCGTCCTCATTGTAATCTGATTCTTCACCTCCATATTCGTTGATAGATTCAATCCTTTTTGAACAAGCATAAAATTTCCACTTCCCTTCGTATTCAGAAAAGTATTTATTGAGGGTATCATCCCATTCATGAAGCCTTGATAAAGAGCGATAAAACCACAGTTCCCATAAACAACTCTGATAAAACCGTTCAGCAAAGTCTCTATTTTCTTCCTTGGTATCTTCAAATGTTTTTGGAGCAAATAATATCTTTACTATATCGAGTTCGTTAATAACTTTATTAAAATAGATAGCTAAGGTACAATCTTCTTCTACCCTGCACATAATGTCATAAAACGGAGTTCTTGCATCTCTTTTCATAATTATGCTCCTATTAATGTTTTAAACTTATTCAAGAAATATACTTGTCCTCTCCCGGTCACATAACATGTATGTTTTATGAATATGGGACTATCACCTGACACTATGGGTCTTTCCCTTACAAAGAACAATCCCATTTCGATAGCCCGCTGTGTGGGCATATAGTCATTTATGTATTTATCCTTCGACTTGCTGTATCTTTGCTTTCTGATAAGGTATTTGTTCTCTACCATCCAGTCGTAAAGCCTTATTTCTCCGATGTTATATCCGTTTTGGGTAATGAGTTTTGCGAGGTCTCCTACAAGAATGTTTGTAGCTGAGCCAGTCACGCAGTCTTTGAATATTACAGCTGGTTTTGTTTCCTCTATGATAGCCTGTTTTTCCTCTTCTTTCTTCTTTACTTCTAAAGAAAGCATTTGGTTCTTCTCGTATTGGTCCGCCCATGCCCGCGCAGACTCTGCCGGATTATTGAAATTTGGAAGTTGGGGTTGGAGAGAATAGCTCCCGGTATTAATTACTGACGGGACAACATCATCAAATATCCAACTCTCAAACTCATCAGCTTTCGGCATTTGGCTTTTGGCGGTTAGCCGGTAGATGTTACCTTCGCTGATAAACTTCATTTGCTGTGTTCTTCCCATTGAATCTATGACGTCGTGAATCACGACGCCCTGTGATTTACAGTGTCTTGCGATAGCGTCACGCGTATTTGAATACTGCAAAGAGGTTGCAATATCCATTCCGCAAAACCAAGCCTTTTCATTTTTTATAAACATGCGAACTTTACCGAATAGAGGGTGTTCGTAAACCATAATTTCGCTCGTTTCGTGAGCAGACGTACCCAATACAGCAATGTTTGTGCCGTTTAAGTAATTTCCATTTAACTGTGCCATAGATTTATTGAACTTTATTGGCATTATAGGGCTGGTAGCCTGCCCATATCCGGCTTTTCGGATAGGGCAAAGAAAAAGGCTGCCCTGTCCCATTGTTCAACCTATCCAAAGGCAGATATAGCATTAACTATACCTATGGGGGTGGCAGCCACTATATTGTAGCGTCAAACTCGCAAGCATAAAAAATGCCCGCTTATGGCAGGCTTCCGCTTGCCTTTGGATAAAAGTTGAACGCTGCAAATATACCTCTAATTTCTATAACACCAAATAAAAAACTTAATATTTTACTTTTCTACCCCATATCATCGCGTTATACAGCGAAGTAGCATACATCTTAATCTCTTCCTTGCTCTCAAGGAAATCAACCTTAGAGGCTGCTATCATAGCCTCTGTATAAATCTCTTTGTTTAAAATATTATTCTCTTTCATGTTATCTGCATTTAACTTTTGTAAGTCCATACTTAGCCAGCCTTAGATATATCGTCCTTACACTTGTCTCTGATTATTCTGTCTGCTCTTCTCATTGGTTCAATATATTATACTAAATTTATGATACCACTTGTCCGCATGGCTGAACCATCCTATAATGAATGATTTACCGAAGAGGGTTACTTTGTATAGTTTACTCATGTGTTTCTTTGTTCTTTAATTTATCAAGGAACTTGCTATCTCCCGAATAATTCACACCGATAGCCTTTTTACTTTCAACAATCTGTTCCAAAAGGGTTATAGCTTCCTTTTTCACTTCTTCCACTTCATTATAACCGCAGACTTTATCAACCAACTGCTCTATAGTCGATTTAGGCTTGGAAAGCTGTTCTTTGAGCTTGTTTAATCTCCAGTAGCAGTAATCAATTGTGGCGATGTGCTCTAATTTACTCATGGTTATATTATTCATTTATAATTAATTCACACCAACTATTATCGCTTTCCCAAAACCATTGATAGCCGCCAGCGTGTTTACGCTTTCCGGAACAGCAATTCCTGATATTACGGGCGCAAATGCCAGTCTTTCGTTCCGCATCGTTAGAGGACTGGAAAACACCTTGTAACCGTCCGCTCTTTATGGCTACTACTTTCTTTGCATTGCAGCCCGCTATATTAGGGTTTCCCGTTCTCCCTAAAGCTAATCCTTTAATCATACTTTCCCTTTTATGCGAAGGGATGTAATCATCCCATTTCTTCCCCTTGTTATGAGGGATACTTCCTTTTAAAAACCGCCCGTTAATAGGGTTGCGGTTTAATCGCTGTGGAGGTATATATAATTCATTCATCTTTAAATTCAAGTTTTGGGTTACTGATAGTCTTGCTATTCCTTTTCTTTGTCTTAACCATTCTCCGATAAACATCATCAATCAATTGCTTAAGCTCATTGACGTAGCTTCCCATACTCCAGCCTTCGAGTTGACACACCATTAAATCAAATTCTATTTCTTGTAGTAGCTTTACTTTAAACCTCTCGCGTGCAAAGACATTTACCCGTTGGCGCACATTACGGTTAATCATCGGGTCTTGTTTAGGTTCTTTGCTATTGGGGATAGATTTTTTCACGGGGTGATGGTTATCTGTTATGTCGTTAACATGAACATTCATAGCTTTTACAAGAATTCTTACTCCTCCGTTTAAGACGCTTTTCCCGTTTGTGTAAAAGTCGTATCCGGTCAAAGGAGAACCAGTATGCTTGTCAATGGAGAAACCCTCAGGTGGTTTATCGTAGAGTTCCCAATTCATGTATTTACTCATGGTTGTTTTATTTCAATAACTCCGGGCTGTCGTAAATATTACCTACATATCTAATCCCGAACATATCTATCATTTGTCCTATTGGCTTATTTCCAAGATTTTGAGACAGAACTTCTAATAGCACAAAAGAACCGATTTTATCACTATACACTACTTCACATAGTACACCAGCGCATTCAACCAAATCATGCTCATATATTTCTCTATCATTGTATTTAACTCCCGTGAACTGACCAACAGTTTCAGCCCATACGTCATCGCACCGGCAGTCTTCCGGAGAATATATCTTTGCCTTGTCTGTGAGGATAAGTCCGTTTTCGTCCCTTCCGGCAGTATAGAAAAAAGAGAGAAATCCATATATCCATTTCCCCGTATCAGTGCTTTTTCCTCTGAATTTTATTTCACGTTTCATAATCAATATCTTTTCTCGTTTTTAATCAATCAGTTCAAATTCATATACGAAAACATAAGGATCGGATGCCCATGTACCTTTGCCGGAGACTTTATCTATCAGTTCTGCGAATGCGTCACGAGGATCATTGTAGTCGGGTATATCTGCGTAATGGAATGAATAAAAAGGAATATCCTTTTGTCCAGCATCCCATTTAAAAATTCCTTCCTTAAAGCAATCTTCATCGGAAATGCCTTGCAACCGTTCTATCTTGATGTTGGTAATGCGGATATGATGGGGCATGAGGTCAGCGCGGACAAACATTTTATTTTTCCAACCGGGTGCGAATTTAGTTTTAGTATAAAATCCTATTCCGTCCCTATCATTAAGTGCAATTTCGGGATTCATCCCTAAACTTTCATAACATTGTGCAATGGCAAAAACTCCACCAACCTTGTACTTCGGCTGAATAAACATTGGAACAAAGTCATTACAGTCCTTATCATATACAAGAATCTCAAAAAGGGGGCTAACATCATCTGATTCAGTAATCCTAAAACATCCAGCAGGATTTTCTTGATATGCTTTCGGACACTTAATGATTCTTCTTGTCTGCGTCTTCCGACCATCCAATACAGCCTGGGTTAGACTGTATTTATCATTGAACATTATCTTCTTCATTGTATCTTTTTTTTAACTCTTTCAAAACAATCTCCATACCTTCATCCAGTCCTTTCTTGTAGCCTGATATATGCTCACCTATGTTGTAAACCAAGCATCCTGCAACGATAAGAATAACTCCTACAGTCCTATGCCAATAGAGAAAGGATACACTGAA